GGCAGGTACTCCTAATACTTTGATACATACTATCATGAGTAATGATATGGATGCTGAGTCCAGAGCTAAGATGAATGATGTTAACTTGCCTATACAAGAAAGACAGTCTATTTATAGAAAGTTCAAGAACAGTATCTTACCTAATATCAGAAGAGTTGCACAAGATGCTAAGGGTGAAAGAATACATTTAGCTTATTTCACACCTAATATGAAGGGGGGAGAACAAGAGTTTGAGTTATATGTAACAACTCCTCAAAACTCCTTCTCTAGAGCAGGTAAACCAATGGCTCAAGTATTAACTGAGGGAACTCCAGAAGAAATACTAAAAGCTAATAGTAGACTTCATAGATATGGAAAGACACTTGAAGAGTTCTTCAAGAAGAAGCCTTTTAGTGATAATGCTAGGTTCAAAAGAGAGAATGGGGTGTTAGTACCAGTAGGTGAAAGTGCATCTAAGTTGCAGACATTAGGTGAAAGTCTGACTAAGAAGTTAAGTAACTATATTACTATTCCTAAAGGATATGAATATGTACTTACTCCTACAGAAGAGATGCTTGAAGGTAATAGAATGTATCAATTAGCTTTAACTAATGGTGCTAGTACTATACCTTTAGCCAATGTAACTAATGGCACAATGACTGATGGAACTAAAGCTCAAGCTATTAAGAACTTGTTCATTGATGGTGGTAACTTTAGATATGAGGGTACTCAACCATTTGCTAAGTGGCAAGTTAATTATAATGACTTTGGTGCTAAAGAAGGTGAGTCTGAGGATGCTAGAAAGGCTAGATTAGGAAATGCTAGTGATATATTTGATGATAACATACTTGAATCAAGTAGAACTTCATTGAAGTACACTATCAGAGGTATTGATATTAATAGTCCATTCAAGCAAGATGGTAGCAGAACACCATCACCTACACCAGTAGTTGCTAATCAAGTTAATGCTACAACTAGCAAACCAATTGATACTCCAGTCATTACAGCTACTGACCAAGTGAAAGTAGGTAATGCTATAGTTGATAGTGAGTCTGGTGCTGTATTACAAGGTGAAGTTAAACCTGTATCTAATCCTGCTGTTGATAAGGCTAGAGATATAGCTAATAGAATAGTTGAAGATAGTAAATCTATTAGATTAGCTGATGATAATTCTGGTTATGTTGATGAAGAAGGAAGAAGATATGCTAGAGTTACTTCTATCATTCAAGCTGATGAACTAGCTGGTGAAAGATTTGACCCTAATAGTCCTTGGATTACACCTTCAACTAATATAGGTACTTCTGTAGATGAGTTTGTAAGAGACTTCTTTGCAGGTGAGTTTACTGGAGAAGATGGTAAGTTATCGAATGACTACTTATATGATTATCCTAATGCTACTCAAGCAGAATGGAGAGCTTTTGCTAATCAGTTAGTAGGTCTTAAGAACTACCTTGATGCTCAAGGTCTTACAGTAATTCCAAGGGATGTTACTGTTACAGGAACTGTTAAAGTAACGGATACACAAGGTCAGGTACATGAAGTACCAGTTGCTGGAACTCTTGACTTACTTGCTTATGATGCTCAAGGTAACTTTCATATCTTTGATATGAAGACTAATAGAAGCGGTATAAGTGAAGAAAAGAGAAAGAAGTATGCTAAACAAGTCTCAATGTATCAGAAGTTCATTGAAGATAAGTATGGTATTAAGGTAGCCTCACTTAACATTATACCTATTAATGTTACCTATCCTGCTCCTGTAGGATTTAGAGATGGAAAGACCAAGTATGAAGTTAGTGAAGGAAACCAACTACTTGCTAATGGTAAAGAGTACAAAGACTCTAAACCTATTCTCGAAGAAGTAGGTTCGGTACCATTCACTGATGTAAATATTCAATATGATAAACTTACTGATAGTGAGAAGCAAATGATTACTGATATGTTACCAGCAGGTGTAGAGGTTGAGAAGACTGAAATAGTTGAACCAGAGACTGTAGTTAACAAGAACCTTGGTCTTAAGATGGGTAGAGTTAAGAATAGATTTGCTAAGCCAGCTAAGAAAGGTAACCTAGTTACTCCATCAGCTAATAACTGGGAGTCAATTAGTGATGATGTTAGGCAAGCTGCTATACAGTTAGGATATACCAAGGAATCTTGGAATAGCATGACTGAGGATGAGAAGCAACATCAGAAAGAATGTCTGAGTTAAGTATAACTAAGATAAAAAAAAAAGAGCTAGGGGGATTAACCTCTAGCTCTTTTTGTGTTTTATTACTTGGTAAGATTAGCTCTACCATACTGGTAACTCTGTGCTGCTTGATATGGATTTTGCATCATTAAGTAGCTTCTCCAATAGGGAAGCATTCTCTCAACTTTGTGTGCCCATTTCAAATCACCTTTCTCATAAGTACCTCCACTTGACTTATACTCCTCTTGAGTAGCAAATAGTGTAACTATATTAACTAAGTCAGTAGCCAAACTAAAGCCAACTGGTGATATATTAGTAACTACTGGAGCCTCTTTAACAAACCCCCAAGGAGTATTGAAAGCAGCTTGTTCACTATATAATCTACTAGCTGCATAATACAGGAAACCCATAGCTTGGTCAGGTTCTTCATCATCGTCATCATCAGGCTTAGCACTTAGCATCTTAAGTAAAGTTAGTGCTACAATAACTGCCATATCTGCCCAGTTTCTTCTCATATTATAATACTGATTAGCTGAGAAGCCAGCATCAAGCATCCTTTGCTGAGTAGTCTTAGATACTGGAGTTAGGATAGCTCTAGCTGTTAGACCAAATCCACCTTTATCAGTGAATGTAGATGCAATTACCTTAGCAAGAGTTCTCATAGAGCCTTCTGTTTCCCCACCTAAAGCTACACTATAAGTACTAACACCAAATCTTCTTTGTATCATACCTAAAGCATATCCTCTCATGGCTAACAAAGCATTACCATAGACATTCTGTTGAATAGCTACTTTATCTGCATTGTTATAGATACCGTGCATTCTATTATTGATTTCTCTAGCTCTGTCCATGAATCTAGACTCATCATCTATACTCCATTCTCTTAGCTCACCAGTCTCAGTATCAACATACTTAACACCTTGCTTCATAGCTAAAGTCTTACCTAATTCAGGTTTAGTTTCATCTATAGGAACTACTTGATAAGCATTGTATAATGAAATAGGATTACCATTTTCATCTACTAGCTTAGTCTTATTAGCTAATGCTAAGAAGGCCATAGTCTGCATGTAGTGCTCACCACATTTATAAGGTAAGAATAGATTCTCACCAACAGGATTTAACTTAACCCATTTAGATTTATTGGTGAAGTATTCTCTTTCTTTCTTCTTATTTTCATTAAGAGTATTGAACTGTCTAATGAATAAGCTTATCTTATCTTCCTTAACATCATCACCAGCATGTAACCAGTTAGATGGCAGTGACTTCCAATAGATTAGATTAGCTCTTTCCCAATCTTTTACACTAAAGAATTCACCTGCTAAAGCCTCTTTGAATATTTCAAGACTACCAGTACCAACATTAACTGCACCACCAAGAACATTACCACCTAAGAAGAACTTTGATGCAAGACCAGTAAAGAAGCCTACTATCTTATTTAGCACAACTTTCTTACCAATCTTTATCTTGGTAGTATTAATGCCATACACTTGCTTGTCTAAGAACTTCTGGTATCTCTTATAGGCTCTGGATGTTTCATCTCTCTCTGACTCAGGCTTAACCCCTCCTACAGCTCTCCTCTTCAAGACATCTTTACCAATCTCAAGAGTACCTGCTATACTTGAAATACCTGCATAAGTATGAGCCATACCTGCATAAGCTAAGGTAGATTGGAACAAGTCTGTACTAAGTTCTCCAGTATCTCTTAACTTATTGATACCATAGATAGGAACTCTGTTTAACTTCTCTTTTTCAAACTCAAGCTGATTAGAGAACATATCTTCCTCTATTGTATTATAGGTTTGGTCACTACCAAAGTCTCTATCTTCACTATCTTCAACAAAGGTATCAGCCATATTTCTTCTCAAAGTATAACTAATAGCTTTGCCAGTTCCCTCCGTCATTCTTCTATTCCTAATCTTATTCATAGTAGTGCCTTTGAATTGAGGCATTCTATAAACATTAGTACTACCATTAGGCAAGAAGCCATCAAGTTCTCTCTTAAGGTTCATGTATTTATTTAACCAACCCTCTCTCCTTGTTCCTGCTATAGTTCTAGCATATTGCTCACTTCTATAGTTATCATTAGGATACCATCTTTGCTCAATCATATGCCACTGGGAGTGTTGTTTATGCCATGACTTAGCTTGAGGTTTGAAGAACTGGTCCCAAAGCAGACTCTTTTCAAAATCAGACTTACCATCAAGGTTATTGTTAGCATAGAAGTTATCTCTTGCTTCTTTCTTGAATGCAAGCCAATCATCTTCATAGTCTCCCCATACAAACTCTGATACAATGTTACCTGTTAATTTGCCTGTTCTTGGGCTAACTTCACAGAATATATCAGTGTTCTTCTCACCAATATCATGCAAGTCTTTCTCCAATCCTCTAAGTCTATCTTGTGATTGAATAGTCATATCATCAGCATATTTATTAGCTAACTTAACTGCTCTATCTGCAAGCTGACCTATTACATCAGAGTTGTTAGACATTGATGCAAGGATTGATTCATGAATACTAATATCCTTTTCCATGTATCTAAGTAAATCCTCAATAGGAACTCTTTCAGCATTAACCCACTTAAGTCCTCTTTGTCCTTTCTTCCAGTCAAAGATTACTCTTGAAGCTCTTTCTACATAAGTGGAACCCATAGCATCTTCAAGGAATTTTAAATAAAACTCTCTCTGTTTGATTTCAAGATTACTTAGTAACCTATCATCACCATTAATAGCTTCATTCAAGTTTCTCCTAAGAGTCTTGAGTCTATTCATTGTATCTTCACTTACATTCTGTAACTTCAATCTAGAGTCTTCTGTAGTGGTTGCATCCTTTACAATCTTAATTAAAGCCTGTGCATTTGTGACAAATGTACCTACTTCTCTTAATAAAGCTGCATTCTCTGGAGTAATATTGGCTACATTGAAATCAACTTTATTGAGCTTGTTAATCATCTCTGGTACAGTATCAACCATTAAGTCCATAGCTTCTGTTATACCATCTACTGCTATCAAGTCAGCAAATAGTGAAGGGCTATTACTTATTCTTCCTGCCTCAACTTGACCTGCTAATTGATTGTACTTGTTATAAAGAGACTTATCTATAGCCCTCATTTCTTCTGTTTGACTTCTTAAGATGTTCAATATAGACTTGAAGGTAGTTACATTAACAGAGTCTTTAGCACTGAATAGAGTTTCTTGAGTTTCAAGAGCATTTTCTACAGTTCCCTGGAAACCAGGTGACATAAATCCTTGTGCAATTGCATCAGCAGTTCTTATAGCATCAAGTTTAGCATTAGCTATCTCATTACCAGTAATAGTACTGAATACTCTCTTAATTGTATCTACAATTCTACCTATCAATGATTGCCATGAAGCTCTCTTATCAATTTCACCATTGATTGCTTTACCAACTAAATAACCAGCAACCTCTCTTGCAGGATTACTTCTATAGGCAATAGTGTCATACTCCTCACCCATAATAGCTTTCTGTACATCAGGTGTAAGCACTCTCTCAAGTCTCTGAACTAAAGGATTATTACCTAATGCACCTACAGCAAAGTGACCTGCTTCCTCAGATAAGCTACTATCAACTTGTTCATTATTAGCTACTTTAATTAGCTGATATAAACTATCAGCAGTCCTAGTTGCATTAATAGTACTATATCTACCATTAACTCTATCACTTGCATCCATGAAGCTGTAGTCAACACCAGCTCTATTAAGATAGAATTTAATCCTTTCTTGCAGACTTCTATTAGCTATATTATCATTAAGTTGAGCAGTATTAGTGCTATTCTTATCAACTATACTTAACTCTACCTTACCATCTGGTCTACTAATAATAGTAGCCATATACTTGTCATTGTATTGGCTAGCTCTATTAAAAGATTGAAGTTTAGGTACAGCCTCATTATAATCATATACCCCTGCACCAATATCTTTGTTAAGAGTTTGCTTTATCTTTTCATCACTTAACTTTAATTTAGTTAGCTGTCTCAAAGACTGAAAGGTTATCTCACCATTACTATCAAACTTAGCTTCATTAGCTACTCTACTTAAGAACTCAGGGCTTGTACCTACAGCATAATACTGCTTAGCTATTTCCCTATCATTGGTGTAATGTAGTAGTGAGCTAAAAAGCTCACTATCTACAAATTCACCTTGTTTGTTCTTTACTCTTGGAATTATACTACACTTATCCATATTAACAAATCTTATTACCTTCTTGGTCAGTTACATTATTAGCTTGTGCTTTCAGAGAGTTAATCGTATCAATCAAGTCTTCTCTACTAGCTTTACTTAGCATCTCTACTACCATATCTCTTTGAAGAGTATTATCAGCTTTAAGAGCTAAGTCAGTAGCCTCTTTTATTAGTTCTTCTGTAGTTAAACTTGTATCTGGTGTACTAACTACCTCAGGTTCAACAGATGTATTACCATTGTCTTGAACCTCAGTATCAGCTACCATACTTGTTGTAATTCCATTAGAACTGTATTGAAGAGATTTACCTGCATCACCTAAAGCATCTACTCTAAAGTAATCCATACTGCCAGTAGTACTTTGATTGAATACATCTCCTCCACTATTACACAAATATGCTACATCATCTATAACAATCACTGGTCTGAATACATCTATACCTTTATCTTCACTAGGAAGTAAGAAAGGGTTTGCATCTTTACCCAGCTTCTTTGCATTTAGTGTGAAACTGTTAACAGCTACACCCTTTTCAAATGCTAAGTTACTGATAATTTTACCACTTCTTCCTTTAGGATGGAGTACCAGTCTAGTGTTATCTAAGTGATTAAGCAAATACTGTTTAGCAAACTCTTGACTATTAACACCTATTCTACTCTTTTGCACTTCATTTAAGAAATCAACATAAGATTGAGGATTACCATTATAGTCATATCCTACTTGCACAGCTAACTTAACTTCTGTAGGAGCCAAGTTCATGAATGCCATAGGACTATAAGTAAAGCCTAACTTGTAATAGTTATATAAGAATAGAGATTGTGCTATCTCAGCAGTGTTCTCATTTCTCATTAAGTCACCCCAACTCTCTTTAAGCTCATCCTTCTGATAAGGTGCTAAACCACCTATATCTTGAATGTTCATACTTACTTTACCAGTCTTTTCATCAGTTTGAAACTGCATATACTGGAATATAGGCATGGACTTCATTGTAGGATTAGCCTCAAGAATATTGAATAACCCTTCTGGAAATACCTCTGTAAAGTATTCTCTAGCTGTTACAACTTCACCAGCAGCATTAATAGGCATGTTTCCATTAAACAAACTATTCTCTTGCTGACTTAACATAAATACCATTAAGTCACTGTGTATGCTATTAATAGTCTCTGCATCAAGTAAGCCACTTCTAGTGAATCCTGCTAACTCTTCTCTAGCTTCTTTATAAGCCTTAGTGTTGTAAGGATAGAACTTATTGATTGCCTTTTCTGCTTTTCTATTCATATCATACATAGCTTGTTCATAAGCAAATGGATTCTCAAGTAAGCTTTCCATATACTCTTGGTCATTCATAGCTAGTGTATTATCCTCATTATTAATAGGTGAGTAGATACCTTGTGCTACTTTCATCTCAACCTTAAGAGCATCAGCTTTCTTGAAAGACTTGACATATGCAGCTACTTTCATCTGTTGTGCATAGGCATCACCAAAGGTAGAACCTACAGCATTAGATGCAGTAAACTTAGTGTTTCTAACAAACTGAGAAACATCATTACTTGCCTCAAGTATCTTTCTGAATAAGTCAGCTACATGAATCTGTCTTTCAACAAACTCATCATCTCTCATTAGGTCTTTCTTATCTTCATTAGCACTTCTAACAATGTTGTATGCTAGCTGCTCTTTATCAAACTCCTCAGGTATAGCTTTATTTAATTCATCTTCAACCTCATAAGTATCTAATACATTATCTATCACAGAGTTAATATCAGACATACCATTATTAAAGCTGTATTCACATATATCCTTAATAATAGGTTGATTAAATAACAAACCAATATCCTCAGTTGTGAAACCAAGTCTTGCTAACATTGCACCAGCATCAGCAGTAATAGTATTTAGATTCAAGAAGTTAAGTACAGGGTCTTTAACAGCATCTACTGATGCAGCTAAGAACTCAGCAACATTCAAACTTGTATCTATCTCACTATTGTGTAATAAGTCTGCATAAGTCTTGCCTGCAAATGAGATAGCTTCTTTCAAATAGAATTCTTCCATCAAAGATGCAAAAGCATGATTAGTATTCTGATTAGCAAATATACCAATCAGCTTACCTGCAACATTATTCTGCTGATTGTAAGTAACAATAGTCATAGGGTCACTAGGGTCATAGTTAGGTTCTGGGTCTTCCAGTTTACCTTCATCTATAGCTCTATTAATACTAGAAAGGTCAACAGTGCTAGAGCTATGGTCAGCAATTACATTACCAAACATTAATTCTCTCATCACTCTAGCTGCCTTTGAAGCATTACTAAATCCACCAGGGGTATATCTATCACCAAAGGTTTCAACATCACTTAATCTCTGCTGAATTAGATGAATAAGCATGTTGTTTCTACTAGCCTTACTATTCTCTAATGGACTCTTACTAAAATCATACTCTTCAAATTTAATATAACCTCTATCAGCTACAAACTGATTAAAAGCTGCTTGATATGTATAAGGTAATCCAGCTTTCTCCCAATACTTATACAGCCTATCTAATGATTCAGTGTCCTCTTCTCTAGCTTCTTTAAGAACTGCCTTCAAATTAGGATATGTATCATAGAACTCTGACCATATATTCTTTACCTCCTCTGATGTAAGTTGTCTTTGTTGATACTCATTTCTCATAAAGTACAACTTATCAATATCAAAGTCAAAACCTGCAATAGTAGTTCCCTGAGGTGGTACTTTAATAGTACCTCCAGCAGTCTTATGACTGAATCTTTTCACTCTCAGATTAATCATTGAGTAATCTCTTTCAGTTGGAATTCTATATGCAAGTAAACTAAGTATATTAGGATAGGTCTTTTCAAGTAATGTATTACCATCTGCATCAACCTTTAATGTACCATCTTCATTACAGTAGGTTCCAAAGTCAAGAGCATGCTCTTTACCAGCATTATCAGTATAGGTCAAATCCCAAGGAATCTCACACTCAGCATACAGTATGTTATTAGGATTATTGGGGTCTATTACATATCTCAAACCTCCATCTTCTTCATAACCAGTAATACCCATAGCAGATACTTGAACTGCACTACCACCTTTAATAGACTGTTTGTTTACCATCTTCTTGAAGAGACTAAAGAATAAAGCTGAGCTATCATGCTCTAATCCTCCTTCAAATAAAGGTATAGTAAACTCACCTTTAGCATTAAGACTATAAGCCATAATGTTATCTTTAGACTCCCTGCTGTTGTTAGCTGTAGTCTGAATTAGTCTATTACTTATCTTACCAGCATCTGATACTGCATTCTCAAATAGATGATAAGAATCAATGATATTAGCAGTAATAAGAGAATTATAGAACCTTACAAGATTACCACCATTCAACTTAACATTACCATACTTACCACCAAGATTAACTCTCTTTCCACCTATATAGCTACTGTAGTCTTTGAACCTTTCTACCTTAGCCATAATCAGCTTTCTTACCTGAGTACCAAACAACTGAGAACTGTTAATATGCTCTGGAACATTAGTCTGAATTCTATAGTCAGCATAGCTTAACTGATGAACATAACCTTTATTAAGGTGCTCATCTATGTTATCATGGGTTGCATTAGCTATATTAGTAGAACCAAATCCACCTACTTTAACAATCTTATCACCACCAGTAGACCAAGCACCTATCATATCTATAGGTTCACTTTTTCCTGTTTCAGGATTAATATGTTCCTCCATCCAGTAAGCAATATCTCTCATCATACTTCCAGCAGGAAGTAATTCAGGAATTAACACTGCCTCAGCATATTTATGCTGGACTGGAATTTTGAGCTTGTCACTATCATTAATACTGAAATTCTCAAAAGTGAACATATAAGGTTTAATAGGCTGGAATACTACTGCTAAGTCAGATATAGCTTTAATATCTTCCATAGAAGGATTAGTATCCTTGCCTATTTTAGCTCTTAAAGATTGTATCTGATTATAAGCTGCTTCCATTCTTTCATCCCACTTACCAGCCATACCCATCACTTTCTTATAACTTTCAAGTGTTCTATAGCCTTGACCATCAGCAAGTACATTCTTCTTATATGACTTATAAATATCACTATTTTTGCCAAAATGATTAGCAATTGCTGCCATGAATTTAGGGTCTATTTTCTCAGCATCAACTATAATGTCATCAAAGTAAACACATCTTTCAATGCCATCATTACTATATCTTTCACCTGTGAATGGGTCAATAGCTTCTACACTTAATGCAGAACCTGGGGCATGAATTTCCTTATATCTCTTCTGTAAGTCCTTGGTTCCCTTATAGAAAGAAGGGTCAATAGTCATCATTTGCAACTGTTGAATAGTAGCAAACTTAGTATTCCAGTAATAGTCTGCTAGCACTTGGTCTATAGTTCTATCACCTTTAACTTCTTGACTTAGATATACATACTGATTACCTGCTTGTTCAAGTACTCCTAAGTTATTCAGTTGTTGCTTAAACTTAGTAACAGCATCATCCATATATGCTCTAATAGCTTGCTTAACTGATTGTTCAAGGTTTCCCTCTTTAATCATTCCAGCATACTTGGGTTCATTTAAGAAGGAAAGTAAGCTAAACTTATCTCCATTCTTTGAGAAGTTATCTATGGCTTTCATACCTAGCTCTTGAGTCTTTCTATTAGCAGCTTTAGTTAACTCCATCCTTCTCTTCTCTTGAACATAGACATTGTACAAACCATCTAAGATTTCCTGACCACCATATCTCTTGGCTTTAATGAACTTAGCAACTCCACTATCACCAAGGATAAATACAGGATACCAAGCATATTGACTATTAGGACTAATCTGCCTTTCAGTGAAATACTCATTGAGCATCTGTACTGCGTGTTGCTTACTAGTGAAATCATCAAATGTAAGCTTATCAGTACCTAAGAATCTCTTGAATGTGAAGTTAGCAGCAAAGTTATCTTCTTTACTTAAATCACTATTATAGAGTTCTTCTATCCATTTGTTAAGTATCTTACCATTATACTGGAAGTATGAGGAATCAAGATAAGTAGTTTCAAGCATAGCTTGAAGTCCTCTCTTATCAGTAGCCTTTACAAAGCTAGCTATTCTATCAAATTTATCTCCCATGAATGATGGAATGACATTACTAAAGAAAGTATTATCACCATATCTTACTCTACTTTCAAGCTTTAAGCCTTCCCTGCTCTTAGCTACAATAGCAAGTACTTTAGTAATCTTCTCTCTCAGTACACCTTTCTTTTCATTACTGGAAGCTCTCTTGATTAACTCCTCATAACTAACATCCTTCCTTCCCTCTTGCTCTTCCTTAGTAAGTGTTAAACCAAACTTAGCAGCATCAAGTAATTCCTTATTTAATGCTCTAACATCTTTGTTCTTACTCATTATTCTATCTAAAGTCTCACCATCTATATCAATACCCAGTGATTCTGTAGCATCAATTAAGAACTGCTTTCTTTCAACCTTGGACATTTGCCAGAACTTAGATTTCTCAGTTATTCTCTCTGGTTGCGTAAGAGTGTCAATTATCTTATTTCTAATTCTCTCTACTCTTACTGGCATAATCCTAGTACTAAGACCACTCTTTTCAAAGATACTTCTAGTAGGATTAATTACCTTACCAAGTTTAACTGAGGTCAAGAATGAACTAAAAGGTTTATCACCTTTAATTCTATTAAGTAGAGCAGTCTTGTAAGTCTTAATTCTGCCATCTTGTTTCTCAGTCTGCATAGCATAAGGTTGGAAGTTCTTCTTGAAATCAGTATAGAACTGGGTTCTTACTAATGGATTCTCAAGCTCTTCCATGAATGGAGAAACCCACCCAGCAGTGCTACTATACTCTCTAAGAGCATTCATCATTTCAGTTTCACTGCCAACACCTCTAAGTACATCAAGTAATTCTTGGTGCATTCTTACAGGGTCTTGCATTACAGGGAAACCTAAATCATCAAGTACTGGTTGACCATCCTTATATTGAGGTGTTCTTCCAATAACCTTTCTTACCTGCTTTCCAATTGAGCCAAATGAAGACTCAAATTCAGCTTGTTCCATCCAACCTTCTCTCTTTGACTCTTCCATGATGAACTTCTCAGTCATGTCATTATCATTGAAGTTGTTAGGATTAGCATCATCAGCAAAGCTAATGTCTTGTCCTATCTTAAGGTCTTCTGCTTCTCTAATTCTAATCTTTGCAAAGGATAGTAAAGCTCCCCAGTTATCAAATATCTTTTGATACTTAGAAGCTGTTTCAGTGTCTCCCTCTTGTACAGCATCACTATATTGTGATTGGAGAGTATCATATATCTCATTAAAGATGCCAGCTATACCACCAACTTGCTGACCATCAATAGTGAAACCAGCTACAATATCTCTTCTACTTACATTAGGGTTTTCCTCTTGAACAGCATCTACAATGTCTGAGAACATAGTAGAAATCATACTTATTCTATTGAACCTTTCTTCTGCACTAAAGTCATCCCTTAACTGTGTATAAGACACAGCAGGATTATTAACAGCATCAAGTATTCTCTTAGCATCTTCTTTACTAAGACTTCTTCTGAACTCTACAAGAGTTTTAGCAGCTTCATCTATAGTTACAGAGCCTCCTAATTTCTCTCTCACACTCATAAGGATTCTTGGGAACTCTGTACCCCATTTACCTCTATCTTGAATATGGGTTAAGGTAGCTTTACCAGTTTCCAATAATCTTGTAGCAGCTTTAGGATTCTGTATAAAAGACTTAGTAATAAGATTCTCCATTAAAGAGGAAGAAACCTCATCCCACTCTTTAGTATTCAGGTTACTTATTTTTCTACCTATTGCTTTAGCTTGAGCACCTGTAGCTTTTTCCAAAGATGCTAATAGTGAAGCTTTAGTATCTTCATCTATATTAGCATAAAATAGCTTTTGGGCTTGGAAAGCTCCCTCAACTGTATTAAAGGAGCCAGCTACTGGACCATCAGGATTTTCACCAATACTAGTTACTACAAATGGTCTGTTTGCAAAATTACTTAAGTCAGCATTCTCATTAGTTCCAGCATACACATTTATTCTAGTATCAGAAGAAACTGTAGATAAGTTTAGTGTATTACCAGTCTTTTCCTGATACAAACCTCTAAGATTAGCAACTAAGTATTTATTCCATCCTGTTACCTTACTAGCTATTACATCATCCAGTCCTTTCACTGGAGTATAACAAGTCTTACTCATATAACATTCAATTAATTAGTTAATTACTTTGCAAAAGTAGAATATATTTTTTAAATAAACAAGAGAATAAGTCTAAAAGTTCTGCACAAAAAGCAGAATCTTTACTAAAAAACAAAAGGGTAGCTAATGCTACCCTTACTATTATTGGAAATTACAATGATGGAGGCAAGTACTCCTATTACATCTATTCTTATACTCTTCAAGTGTGATAAGCTCTTCATTCCAAGAATAATCATAGTTCTTTCTATCCCAACCATCAGGGTCTAACACCTTAGGATAAGGGTATAAAGACTGCCATTGTGCTGATGTTTTCTTTATTCCAATATCAGTTTTATCATTACTCAACAACATACTTTGTACCTCCAATAATTAGCCATTTGATAGTATTAATATTAACTGGTCTTATATTGTTATTGTCCTCTATGTCCATATCGACACAGTTATATCTTCCATCTCTACTCTCAAACTGAATCTTGAAGCCCCTCAGTACTCTATCTTCACCTTCTTCATAAGGAAGAATAGGATGTGTGATTAACTCTTCTGCAAATCTCTTTGCAGCATCAGCAACACCTTTCTTGCTCTTTTGAATAGTGTCAATTTCATTAGAGAAATCACTAATCAGTGTAGCAATCTCAGCATTCAGTTTCTTCTGAGACTTAGGGGTATCTTGCTTCTTAAAGCACACAGTAAACACTTGAGTACCATGAATACTCTCAAAGATACTTCTAATACCTAAAGTACCATCTTTCTTATCTTCTTTAGTTACCTTTACTTCATTGATAACTTCATCAGCAGATTCAAGATGCTTCTCAATGTACATCTTATTAATATGTACACTATCACCACTTTCTTGATGCTTTAGTACTGTATCATTACCATAGATACCAGTCCCTACATAGTGAGAACTCTCACTTAATACATCACCTACTTTAAAATTCTTTACCATAATTAAATGAACTTTTCTAAATTGGACATAAAATCTCTTGCCTCTTTCTTAGTGGTAGCAATAGTATTAATATCTGCTTCAATAGAAGCAATCATTTCTTTCTTACTATCAATACTAGCTTGCATTTCTGTGTCTAATCTGAGGGCATCTTCATATGCTCTCTTAAACATAGATTTAACACCACCTAATCTCTCTTGGAATGTAGGTTTAGATACTTCTACACTCTTGTTTTTCTTTGTTCCAAATGTTCCTAACATAATTAACTACTTTAAAAGGTTTCTATTCTTGAATTCTTCATGCAATGGATGTACCAGTTCTCTTGCTTGAGGATGAGCACTGCCTGCATCTCTTAACTTAAAGAAATGCTCCCAATCACTTACAAAACCAGTCATTACTAATTCAGTCTTTAAAGCATTAGGTAGTACTGCTCTAGCTTCTTGAGGTTTCCAACCCACTGAAATCTGAAATAGATAACCATGCTCATGATTACTCATATCATATACAAAAGAACAAAGTCCTCTTTCTTCCATAGATAAAGATTCATCATGCCCCATTCTATATACTTCCTTATTGTCTCTATTGGCTATTTCTGTAAGTTCTTGAACCCTATCATAGTCTAACCAACATGGGCAGATATAGGTAAGTTCATTGCCAAATTTATCCTTACTATAGTTACAATACCTAGTACTTTCTTGAGCAAAAGACATTACTCTATGTCTCACAAACTCATGTGATACACCCCTATCACATACAAAGTGAACAGTAATTCTCTTTGCATGGAACTCTGTAGGTTCACACAGGTATTGTAGGTCATCAATCCACCCATTTTCTATAATAACTCTATAATTACTGGTTATATACCAATAGTCATTCTCACTATTATTCATTACTACAGAGTAAGGATTGTCTATATACTTTATAACTATAGGTTCATTAGAGAACTCTCCTCTATCATCCATAGTTCCATAAGGAATTTTAAGATACACTGTACCATGCTCCAACATAGCACCATGACCTGACTTAATCATTCTTTCCACAAACTCCTTAGCAGAGTCTTCTGTTATCTTATCCTCAGATTTATAACATACTCTTCCTGCCCTTTCAATCTGTTTGTAAATTCCTTCAAGACCTTCTTCTTGGTCCCAAATCTCAAAACTTGGTTTAATTATTCTCATAATTAGTCATTTAGTACTACAACTTCATCAATATCAAATTCCTTAGGAATATCTCTGTCAAATACCTTTTTATAAAAAGACTTTTCTATAAAATCATCAGAGCTATTTACAGGTGCTTCAACAGTATCATAGTATGATATAGTCACACTCACAAACCTTTTATGTTCAGTATTTAAAGGTTCATTGAATGGTGCATCAGGATGATTTGCTGCTCCTAAAGGTAAATTATCCATAGTTAATTGTTGTTAAAGAATTCCACATTCTGTTCTGCCATTAAACCACAACAAGGTGGAATGACAATCTCTTCTGTCTTAGTTACAAGATACTCTGATTGAGTACCATTGTACATACCACTAGTCTTTAGTATTTGCTCAGCATCATTTGCATTAGATGCTTTTACCATTGCAATACCTTTACCAACTCCTCTTAAATCATAGGTAATTACCCATAATCTTGGTGGAAAGAATGAGTCTCTCTCAGCCTCCACCATCACATTTTCAACTGATATTTCTGCCATATTAATAATGTCTTACATTATAACAATTATCACATAGACCACCCTCATGTGTTGAAGGTTTACCACAGTATTTACATCTCTCTACTGCATTGAATCCAAGTTCTCTGCTAGACTGAGTGGAGTTACCTACTACTTCTCTAATTAAAGAAAAGGCTTGAGTTAGTTTCTCTACTTCAACTGGAGTTAATATTCCAGTCCCAGCATAGTAAGGAATAGTCATGCCTTTTAGTCTCCAAAGTATGTTATTCCTGATTCTCCACCTCTTCTGTTTATCAGTAGGCTGTCTGTCTCTATTAGGACTATTATTAGTTGGCCCTACATAAATTCCTTGCTTACTCATACACCTTCAATTATTGATTTATACCTTTCATAAGTCTTCCTTATTACTTCTTCACCAATAGGATTCTCTCTCTTAGAGTCCCTCTCAATACACACCTCAAGAGGTATAAAGAAATCTTTATACTCTAGTGAGTAACAATTCATATAACCAAGGGTACTATCAACTAAGTTTTCATAGTATTCTATCTCTTTTGGATTGAAATTCATGTTATCAACAACAATATCATATCCAAATTCCATAGCACTCACCATGAAGTCCTTCTTTATATCAGATACAAGATGTTCCCTACTTGTAACCCAATACTTACCAAGCATATTTCTGATGTCATCATTGTTGAATCTTACTCTATGCTCTGGGTCTTCAAGTACCCATTGTTTAGCCCAAGTAGTCTTACCACTACCTTGTATTCCTCTACATAAAACTATCTTAGCCATAATTAAAATGCTTCAATATAGTCAGCATTAGGGAAACTCATATAAGCATCATCCCATGCAGCATCTCTTTCAGATTCTACATCTTCATTGTAGCTATTGTTATAAGTTTCCCTGTGACCATCTTTAAAATGAATTATAAATGTCATATTACTCTTATTTATATCCTAAATCTAACTGTCTAATTCTCTCTTTAGCTATGTGAATTATCTTCTCATAGTCAAGTTTTCTACTATCAGTTTCCTTAGTTCTAAGTATCCTTTTAACAATATCTGCATCCCAAGGATTTAGATTATATTCTAACCATATATCCCAAGGTTGAATTTTATGTTTAGCATAATCAGATTGTCCTACATTATAGCTTCTAACATCTTCTTGAGTCTGAGACACTTGAAGAGTATTGGGTAATGAGAAGCTCTTAAAGAACTCAGTATAACTCCATTCATGGTTATCTTCATCATCATCTACTAAAAAGATAGCCTTGTCTACTATCTTACTTATAGTATAATTTTTACCTTTATGAAAGTAATTACTGTGTATTCCTATATATTTAACTTCATCACCTACTTTTAACATTCCCATTATTACTTTCCTCCCAATCTTCTAATGTTACAAACTTGTCAAGGAATTGCCTTTTATCCCTAACATAATACTGTTCATTCTTAAGACTAATATAAAGGACTGCATCTATCCATTCATTAGATAAGGTGTCCTTCATTTTAACTATACCTTTAGCAAGATATTTGTTCTTAGTCTTAGGATAAACATAAATGTTCTTCTTTTGAAGCTTATTAGCCTTATATAGTAGCCATGCCAAACAAGCAAAGATTACTATCAAGATTAGTATTATTATAAAATCACCCATAAATTTTAGTATGTAAAAGCATTAATTACACTGTTATGGTCAATGGCATAACTTTCCATAGCTCTTTCAAACTGTTCTTCCCCATAAGGTGGAGTAAGTCCATTCTGAATAGCTTTCTCATTCTCTGCTTTCATGCCTTCAATGTGGGCAGTAGCTAATACTACTTGCCCCATTGTATAAGCATGTTGTTTTAAAGCATATTCTAAATAACTTGTATCCATATTAGTGAATCCAATGTGTTCCTATTTCAGGCACTGCCTTAATAGTCACTGATTTACAAAATAGTGATGCAGCATACTCCATACATTCACTTAACTTAGCTGCTTCCTCCTCAGCTATTTCAGCAGGAGGTTCAATCAAATACTCATCATGTACATCATTTGGTATAAGAACTTTGAATATTCTCCCACTCTCTATCAGATGGTCAAAATACACACTACCAGCTATTTTAGTCATAGCTGCTGCTGTTCCTTGACTAGTATAATTACATGATTGATTCTCTGATGCACTCCTTCTTTTACTAAGGTGCTTGAAGACTTTGACTATTACAGTCTGCCAGTTAATATCAATGTATTTTGTTTCTACTTTACCAGCTACTTTAACCTTATATTCATACCTTATAGCTATAGCTTGAAGAGGCTCACCTTTAGCAAACTTTCTTGCAATCTCTTGCAGAACTGAGTTAGGAACATCCTCTATAACTAAGCCAGATTCCTTAGCACTTCTATATAAGTCCCAGAACTCTTGACCCATGCCATTCTTCCTTCTCTCAATACCTTTGAGGATAGGCCAGTCATAGATATATGCCCTCAATCCAGTTAATTCTGAGATTAAGATATATCCTCTTTCCCACATCTTTCTCTTAGATACTTTAAAGAACCTGTCAATACCTTTAAAAGCATTAAAGTAAGTAACAAAGCACTTCTCACAGAAGTCAAGTGGCTTACCAGTATTAGCTGCTAATGCACTAGCTGTACCATTATAATTAAAGGTAAATCTAGCAGGTTTAGCTGCATCTCTTAAGTCCTTTCTCTTCTTCTTTACTTCCTTTTCAGGTATATCTTTAAGCTCATCAGGGAATATCATTTTAGCTACAAAGGCATGACCATCTCTCTCAGCAGGGTCATTATAGAATTCAATCCATGCCTTATCTTGAGTTAATTCAGTAAACACATGACCTTCTTGGTCTCCATAATCACAGTCAACAAGCAGATTCCCTGTATTAGGTATAAAACATGCTCTAGTCTCCTCATCACTAGGTAACTGTTGCACATTTACACTCTTATCAACTGCAATAATTTCATCTGCACTTACATCAGTTTCATCCTCAGCTATATCATCATCTTTAGTCTTTCCTCCACCTTTCTTACCTCCTTTACCACAACTCAATCTACCTGTATCCATCATTTGATTGAAGGTAGGATGTATTCTTCCAGTAACAGGATTAATAGCATCAAGGAAGTTTTGACCAAAGGAAGTTACTACTTTAAATGCTGCTGAATACTCAAGATACAAGGGAAGAATATCACTCTTACCCTTCTGCTTTCCTAGCACCTTTGAATCTACAGACTTCTTTAACTTGCCTGTCTTTTTATCCTTAGTCCACAACTCAAAGCCTAATTCTTCAAATAATGGAATAACCTGCTTGTTACTATTCCAGTTAATTATACATCTAGGTTTAGACTCTTCAAACAAGTTTCTCTGTGGGTCTATAGCTACATATTTACCAGCACTAGCCTTAGCCCTCTTCTTCTTACCTCTTCTAGTGGTAGAATCATAAGCTATCTCAGCATTTTCACCTTTAGATAACACATAGTTAATCACCCATTCATTTAACTTGGTTTCAGCTTCTCTCAATCTAGCTTCATCCTTAACCATCTTAGCCTTCCACTTAACAGCATCAAGTCTAATACCACAGAATTCAATATATGCAAGTACTCTAACAAATCTATTCTCAACCTCTAAAGCATTGAGTTGACCTCTAGCTTTAATCTGTTCTAATTGAGCATTCATTACATCCTCAAGCCAAACAACATCATTGGCTGAATATATAATTACCTCATCTGTTAAACCTGCATGTATCTTACCTCTAACAGTCTTATCAAGATGTATATTCAAGTATCTATCACAACAAGCTTGTAAAGATAAAGAGACTGTGCCTGGAGGGAAACCTAAGAATAGTATCTTTTCACCTAAGAAAGTATCATAGACATTTCTTACTACAATTCCTTCTTTATATAGCCATCTTAAATCAAATTTGGCATTGTGAATGATAAAGAGTCTGTCACTTTCAAGGAACTCTTTGTACCTTCTTACATCTATAGTCAAGCAATCAATCACTATTTGAAAGTGTTTATTACCTAATTGAAGAAGTAACAACTGTCCTTGCCAGATTTCAGTACCTTTAGTTTCACTATCCAAGCCTACTATTCTCAGGGTTTCCAGTAGCTCCAAAGACTGCTCAACTGAGATACATTTGAAAGGTCTATCCTCATCTTCAAACAAATAAGATTGCCCTGTGACAAAGTATATTTGCTCACCATAGTAGATGGTTTCCTGCTGTTCCTCTCTAAATTCCCAGTCTTCTGTCATATTATTCAAATGTTATTGTATATCCATAACCCATAGTATAGTCAATTGATTTGACTACTGCTTGAGCTTCTTCAAGAAGAGAACCAACCTTAATCATTGGACCACCAGAAGGGTCAATAAACTCGTATCCTGTAGCTAGCTTACTAACTCTTACAGTTGGTGTGCTAACTTTAAGTACATAAGTCTTTGACTCTTTGCCATCTGGTTTACTAAGTCTCTTGAGGTAATTGTTCTCCTCACCTCTTGAATTAAGTTTGATTATATTCTCCATTACATTGCTGAATATGCTACAAGTTTATCAAAGTCTATGACATATCTATATCTTTGGAAGAAAGAATTACCAAGAATTCCATGCAGGTTTACACCATGACTAACCTTTAGATTACCAAAGGCAGCATCTAAATCTTTAGCATAGAACTCCTCATCAAAGGTATTATCTTTATAACTAATACCTATAGAAACTATATCAACTTCCTCTCTATTACCATCAGACCCATATATAGTATCTTTCTTCCCAGTAGGATTAGAGACCATATCTGCAAGTGCAGACTTATTAATTACTGAATTAGTGGCACCAGTATCAAGCAGAAAGTTAAACTTCTTATCATTGTTCCTAAAGGTAACAATAGGAAGTTCAGTTAAATCCAATGTTTCTCTGAATGACATCTTATCTGCCAACATTCTTGTATCTCCCTTTCTAGCCATATCAACCACCTTGGCAAAGAGAGCAGCCAGAAGTGCTAATCCTACCACAAATAATATATTTGTTATCATGTTCTCATTTTTTTTTAGAGTTATTACTTAACACCAGTACTACCTATTCCAGTTCTGTTGTTACCATTCAATTTCTGAACCTTTACAAGTTCAATGCCTGAGCTAAAGAGCCATTTAAGCTTCTGCCACATAGTAGCTTTCTGACTTAACTGAATTCTGAATTGGCAGATTCTATCACCTTTATGAATAGTAGTATCTCTGATAGCAATAGCAGGGAACTTCCATTCATCATCATTTCCTTGATATGAATTATCAATTACACCTTGGCTATTAGCACAGATTATACCTAGCTTACTAGGAGTGCTACTTCTTGCATCTACAATTGCTTCAAAGCCAGCAGGGAGTTGCATTGCCACTCCTAAGTTAAGTAAGTGATAATTAAAAGATATATCTCTATGACTTATCACTTCACCATCAATAGTTTCTCTCTTCCTTACACCAGCTTGAGGTGCTTTTAACACTACATCCTCTGCTGCCCTAAGGTCAATCCAGTCACCTTTCTCTATTATTTCAGGCATACAGCCTTCTGTTATTTCTCTTATCTTTATCTTCAATTTCATAATGATTCTAATAATTCCTTTTTAGTTTTGAATACTTCTTCTTCTTTAAACCTCTCCAGACCATTACCAGTTGATATGTTTGCAGAGTAACAGGTTATTTCACCTGCATATCTATCTAAAGAGTAATGTACTCCCATAATAAGTATGGGAACTGCCTTGTTATTATACATAACAAAAGCAGAATCCCCCATATTAAACTTAGTTTCAATTTTCATGTTACAAGCATTTTGAGTAGCCACAGTCTTTACAGTGAATGCAACCACCTTCCCTCACTAAAGTTCCTCCACAATCAGGGCATACTTCACCCTTTACTTCACCATTAGGTATATACTTAGCCAGTATTCTACACATAGCTGAACTAAATGAACTAATATTATCATTGACTTTTCTTGCAGTCTTGATAATATAGTTAATATCTACACCATGTCTCAACAACATTGAAGAGTATAGTGTAGCTGCATTCTCTTCAATATTAGTATTAGCTAACTCTAGGTTAGATATATTAATATGTTCAGAATCAAAGCTATAGTGCATCTTACTTACCTTAGTAATAGTACCTTTATGTGCTGGAATATTAACAGGATTGAAAGGTCTGAATGCAAACACTTCATAAGGTTTACCTTCAAGAAGCCCTACAAGAACTATAAACTGCTCTTTCTTGACTTTAACTTGATAGTAATCAGCTTCAAGAACTTTAGGTCTCTTAGGAGCTTGTCTTCCTTCAATAGTTTTAGGTTTCTCAACCTGAGTTAATACACCTTCCCTGCATCCATCTCTATAAATAGTGATACCTTTCAATCCTTGTTTCCATGCCTCAATATAGATGTCAGCAATCTCTTCTTCTGTAGTTTCTTTAGCCAGATTAACTGTACTACTGATACTGTGAGTGATATACTTTTGAACTACTCCCTGTAATTTAACTCTCTGTCTCCAATCAATCTCTGGTGCTGTAGAACCATAATAAGGACTTTCCTTCCAGACTTCCTTCCATACTCCCAAGCTCCATTCATTGACTTCTAACTCAGAATAATTGAGAGTCTCTATTGCCCATCTCTTCAAGTTAGGATGAACTACTGTAAATAAAGTGTATTTCTCACCTACTTTATCTACATAATCTACCCTATCACTTTCAGACATACATTTTCTCTTCCTTTGATAGAAGGGCATGAATACAGGCTCAATACCACTACTTGTACCAGCCATGATACTTACAGTTCCAGTAGGAGCCACAGTGGACCAACTGATGTTTCTTCTACCAGACTGAGCCATCTTAAGCCAAGTTTTAAGATAGTTACTTCTTATAAACTTTAGCCAATCTGAATTAGATTCTGCTTCTACAACAGAATCCCAAGCAGGGAATGAACCTCTCTCAATAGCCATATCAATATTACTATCAAGCTGACCTTTGAACATAACTTTCATTAATTGTCCAACCTGACTAATACCTTCATCAGAGTCATACTTCAATCCTAACATAGCTATTGCATCAGCAAGACCAGTGAAACCTAAGCCAGCTCTTCTCCCTTGAATTGCAGTCTCCTTGATTTTACTCCACAGATTGAACTCAGTATCATCAGTATCATTCTTCACTGTGTTAATAATTCTGTCAACAGCTTCAATCTCCAAATCAACCAAATCATCAGCCAATCTCATAGCCTCATAAGAGTGCATATAGAGTAACTCTTCATCAATGTGAGCCTTATCTGTAAATGGGTCTACAATATAACTACTCAAGTTAATATGAATCAACCTACAGCTATCAAATGGACCCATTGGTATTTCACCACATGGATTTGTCCCCACCATTCTAAAGTCTTCATAAACTCCATCAGGAGAATAGTTGTGCATTGCTCCTTCAAACATAATCCCTGGTTCAGCAGTATTCCAAGCACAGTGCATGAGAGTATCCCATAACTCCCTTGCTCTTACTTTCTTGAAGAAAGAGTTTGGATGGTCATCATCTGAGAAGAACCATAATTCATTATATGGCATCTCTTCAATCATAAGACCTTGAGGTACACTTTCATCTACGGGAAATCTAAGGATATAATCCTTATCATTCTCAACAGCTTGCATAAATTCATCAGTAACTTTAACTGATATATTAGCTCCAGTTACCTTAGTTAAGTCCTGCTTCTTAGTAATGAACTCTTCAATGTCAGGATGATTAATACTCATACTTAACATAAGGGCACCTCTTCTTCCATTCTGAGCCACTTCATTGGTTATATCTGAACATACATCCATGAAAGATGCTGCACCTGTTGAAGACTTCGCTGCATTATTAACCTTAGCTCCTCTTGGTCTTAGCTGAGATAAGTCATAACCAACTCCACCTCTTCTCTTCATAAGTTGAGCTTGTTGACTTCTTGTCTTCATTATCTCTGCATAACTATCTTTAGGACTACCTATTACAAAACAATTACTAAGACTTACCAATGCTCCAGTTCCACAACCAGACATAACTGAACCTCCAGGTATAATATACTTGAAGTCCTTGAATAACTGATAGATAGCCTCTTCATCAAGTTGTGGTCTAACATAGCCATAGTTTGATAAATTACTAAAAGCCCTATCTATATTACTCTTCCAGTTATAATTACTCTCTACTCTTGCAAATTCCTTAGCTAACCTTTTGTGTGTATCATCAGGAGTTTGTTCTCCTTCTGCTGCATACTTATTCCTCCAAGTTGAGGCTGCAAGTTCATCACCTTTAAAATATTCTAACTCTGTCATGCTGGCTGTAAATTACTTATTTTCATAATACCATTCCTTTCTCTAGCTTCTTTAGTGTATTTAATATCTGGTGACTGTAAGTAATAATGAAGTTCTACAAGAAGTTTCCTCCAATTTCTATATATATTACCTTTATCATCCTTCATATCAACTTCACTAAAGTTACCATAATACCTCCATACAAGTGGAGCTAATGTAAACCTATTAATTACTATAAAACTATAGTGTGCAATCTTAAAGTCCTTGAAGTATTCATCTTTACTAATTACTTGTTGAAGTATATATGTATAAAGCTGTGCTTGTATCATATATCTCCATGTAACAAATGATTGTTCAAAGTCTTCCTCTGCATGACCAGAAGTCTTTAAGTCAATAGGATAAATTATCTTCTCTTGATGGTCAACTACTAACTCATCAAACATACATCTGACAGATATTCCATTAAACTCAGCTTTGAATTTTAATTGGAATTCCTTTTCAAATCTAGTATCAAATGGGTTAATCTTGAAGAATCCTTTAGTATAAGGATTAGTCTTAAGTTCATTAACACAGGCAACAGTATCATCATAGTCTTTCTGAGACAAGATTTCTTTATCTGTTGATAGTGCAAGTAACTTATAATAATCTCCACATTTGCTTCTAATATGCTTGAGTTTAGCCTCATCCCCCCAATTAGATTGATAGGAAAGAGAGTGTGCTAATATTATCTCATCAGGTACTAAATCAAGACTTCTATAGTCATTACCATAACCATTGAATAGTTCTTTAGTTAATGATATTAGTACCTCTGATAATGATGGAAATTCACACACCATAAATCTCTGTGTAAAAGCTGCTTCACCATCAGTTAGCATAGTGTCAACTGCACTGCCAAATCTTAATGCTGGTGATTCAATCTTATCAAAGAGACTTCCAATCTTTCTCCAACCTTCTCTATCAAACCTACTTAATGTAGAATAACTGATAGCTGGGTCTGCTCTATAAACAGATTCTGTAACTTGCCAACTTATGGACTTAATACTCTTCTGCATAATCTTCAAACTCTTCTACATCATCCTGATAAGGTATTTGTAACTGTTCTACATAAACATCTACCTCTGCTTTCAGTTTGACTAATTCATCCATATCTAAACTAAGATACTCTTCCTTAGGATTATCACTATTTAAACTCTTCCTTGCCTTGATAATAGCTGAATCAACAAGTTCTTGCAATGACTCAAAATCTCTTGAATCAATAAATCTCTGTGCTAATACAATATCACTCTTTGGTAGGCACTTGGTTAAGCTCATCATTCTCTCTACTGGTTCCATAACCTTTAATTATTTCTATTGCTTCCAACAATTGTTTCTTTGTGAATATCTCAAAGATTAAATACTTATCTTTATCTGGCTGTTGTTCAAGCAAATGTCTGAACATCTTAAACTTGTAAGGCCAGACATCATTCTCAAAGCCTTTAGCTTCAATGATAATCTTTAATCCTTTGTACTCTATGTAGAAGTCTGGGGTGTATGTTACATCCACTAGTTTCCTAAGGTTGAGTATCTGTTGTTTAGTTTTCTCATTCCTTGTATAGAAAGGTATAGTAGGTCTAAATCCACTCCAGATTACATAAGTGATAGGTTCATATTGAGGTTCAAATCCATGTTGAACTAGGGTATTATATACCATAATTTCAATCTTGGACTTGAACTCAATACCATTACTTACTGTTGGGGTAGCATTTTTGACCTTCTTATTTTCCACCTCTCTTAAACAATTCTTTCATAAAATCTTTCAGAATATGCTTAGCGCATAGAGCATCTTCAATAGTTCTGAATGCAGCAAAGTTTCTGAAATTCTTTACCTTATGTAACTCTCTCAGTTTATGAATCTCACCATCAGTCATGTCAATGACATAAATCTCCTTGCTTCTTTCAATATGGTCTGGATATTTCTTATCCATCACAATTGCAACTTCTCTCAACAGGATTGAGAATACAGCAGCTTCATTGATGCCAGCCAAATTATTCAGATACTTAGCCAAGTTCTCAGGCTTCCAGTTGATTCTTTCAGCAAGATGTCCAATGTAATAGTCAATGTTCACATGAGTGCAATTAGCTTCCTCTTCTTGCACTGAAATTACACCTCTCTTAATAAACATAGGAAGTGTTTTCTCTGTGATTTCTACTTCTTCTACTACAACAGGACCTAACAATGTGTTAGCAACTCTAGCCAATTTTTGACCTAACTCTACAGCTTCACCTGTCTTTACAAATACATACTTTTTCATGATTTGAAATTATTATTTATTAATACTCTTGGAACCATTTAATAGGTTCACCATACTTCTCTTTTGTTAGTCTGCTTACTTCTTCAAAGACTGTTGAAGGCATCCTCTTTTCCATTCTAGCATAGTAGGCTGGATGCTTTTCCTCAAGAATGATATTAGACTTGCTATTAATATAAGGTATAAATGTTCTAGCTTGTTCTCCAAATAGAACATAGATTATACCTGTATTCCACTCAGATAGGTTCTTCAATAACTTAGTCATGAAAGGTCTCCATAACATTGTATGACTGCCTACTTTATTCATCTCACAAGTCAGTGCAGAATTAATCATTAGTACTCCTTGATTAGCCCAACTCTCTAAAGTCTGGTCAAAGATAATACTATTATGTGGAATCTCAAAATTAATGCAAGCCTCTTTAACAATCTTTAGTGAAGGAGATAAGTCATCTTCACTTATCTCACTTCTATTACCAAATAGGATACCTGTAGCTACATCTTTCTGTGGATATGGGTCCTGTCCTATCATAACTATTTTCAAGTTCTTATAGGGACATAGAGTAAATGCTTTGAATATATTAGGAATACTGGGGCATATAGGCTTTCTTATATTGCCTATAATCCCAGTAACCTTATTCAACTCATTAACATCTATAACTCTAATCCAATTACCAAAATATTCATTTAGTGTCATAACTTAAACTGTCTTACAACTTCATCTGCATGAGCTGCTAACATTTCATTCATCTCTTCATTAGTAAAGTCAGCTCTCATAGGTGTAGGAGTTCTAAAGAACCTACTAGCATCTTCAATAATAACCTTGACTTTAATATTCTCACTTATTTTTATCCAATTTATACTAGAATAAGGAAGAACATTTCTGCTACTTAACAAATAAGGAAGAACTTTCTTCATTATACCTTTACCTATTAAGTCACTACCGTCAATGATTATATTAGGATGTAAATACACTCTACATTCAGTCCAAGTCCAACCTCTCACTCTATTGCTGACATCTTCAACATCATAATGACCTATCAGAGTAGCAAAGAATATAGGGTTAAAATTAGCATCAAAGATATAGCCTCTTCCTCCATGATACTCAATATCTTTGTTTGTCTTTATATTCACCATGCCATATTGAATGGTAGATTCAAAGAGTTGTTTGAGTATAGAATCAGCAGTTCTTTTGTTATTAATATAACTCTGCTGAATTATAGGAACCACTAACTCTTTTTCTCCTATACTTGAAAAGGTTTTCCCAATAGTAGTTCTTAGTTCTCTCTCAGCATAACCTCTTATAGCAACTGGAACCTCAAACTCTGGACCACTTAAATCACATTTAGTGAACCTATTAAGCACATTATTATTAGACCAACTTACACCTGCTTGAGATAACTGAGAATACTCACCACTTCCTTCATTTCTGAATAAGCCAGCAATTGTACGAGCAAATCTATAGTTAATTGTTACTGCCATACTACATTTCTACTTTATAATACATAGTAGTTGCATCATAGGTAGTAAGGAAGGGCACATCTCTTGGGAATACTGGGTCACATTCATTAGCTACAAAGTTAACAAATATATTGACCATAACTGAGCCAATCATATTAGCCATAAATGTAGTTTGTTTATAGCTACAGAGAGTCTCTTCTGCCTCTGCATCACTAAACAACCATTCTTCTTCATAGAGTTTCATTGCCCTTTCATCATCACCTTGAATTGCAATTACTTGAAATTCTTCTGCTGCTAATCTACCATCAATGAATAGACACTTAGATGAATCATCAGTTGTGTTTCTCCAGTTCTTCCAACTTTGATAGAATACCTTTCTTGCTTCCATGTTATCAAAGCCACAAATCATAATAGGACCTCCTAAAGATTGGTCAGTAAATCTTTGAGTATTCACATTACCATTATAGAAGTTACCATAATTCTTCATCATTTGATAAATGGCATTACCTTTATAGTTTCCTACATCTGTTACACTATACAACTGACCTGATATATTAACAGCTTCTACTATATCATCATCATACATAGTGATTCTAGCTGGTTGCATTCTAGCTAATAGAAATGCAACATAACTACCAATACCACCTAATCCAGCTAATATAATAGATTTCTGTCGAATAGCTTCATACCAGACAGCACCACTAAATCTACTTGTAGATTCCTGCAACTGTAAAGTAGCTGAATTCACAGGTATCTCACTGTCTTGAGTAGCAATTGCTTGGTCAAGTACAGCTTGTTCTTCTGGTGTCAATTCTACTGATGGTTCCTCAGATACTTGAAGAGTATCATCTATAAGGGTTGATTCTTCAACCTCTCTACTAGCTAAAAATCTATCAGCTTCTTCTATTAGTGCAGCTAAATCAGGAGATAATGACTCCTCTACAACAGGTATTGGAGCCTCATCAAATGTAGCAGTCTGCATAGCCTCTTCATAATCAGTAGGCACTGCTTCTATTACTCTTTCTTCTTCATTCATAATTAAATGATATATCTATTTAATATTTCAATGAACTGATTAATATACTTACCTTTAGTAGTGAGTGCACTAAGCACCTCCGCTAAGTCATGTGCAATTAATGCAGCAAGTACTTCATCATCAAACATCTCAAGCTTAGGGTCTTCTGTATAGTACACAAGGAACTCTACATATTGTTCTGCCCAAGCATGGAATAGCTTTTCATCTTCAAACCTTTGTTCAAACATCTCTTCACCAGCCCTAGCTAATTCATCAAGAGTTGTATCAGTAGGCTTAAAGTAATTGATGTCACCAGTAACTAACTGAGCAGCTAAATCATTAATAGTCTCAGGGTCAACTTTAACATGACCATAAGGAGGTGGCACATCAACATCAGGTTCTTCAAAAGGTAACTCATTCTGTACAGGTGGTACATAGTTAGGATTTGTAGGTACTGCTGGTTTATCCTCTTTCTTACCCCAGTTTCCATATTGACCATAGTTATTATAGCCACCACCATAGTTACCATAAGGAGTTGTTGCAGCTTTTTCTTTAGCAGCTTTAGCTTTCTGTTCTTTAACTTCTTCAATCCTAGCAGCCATTTCTGAAAAGGGATTTTCAATGGCAGGTCTTTCTACATCAAGCATAAAGTACTCAAGCTTCTTTCTATTGAAGCTATAAGTAATAGGGCTTCCAGTTACCTCTTGACCATTAAATGTAGGATATTTAATGAAGCCAGTAGCCTGCATCTCCTCAACAACCACTCTTGTAATAGCTGCTTGATAAGTACCTTTAGTATCAATAATCAAGGATACAAAGTGAATTCTATCAGTGCCCTCTTCTCTAAGAGTAGCTAAGTCTGTACCACTAAAGAATGCACCTAATATATGATGTGAGTGCATTAATCCTTGATATACCTTTTCATCAAGTAACTCTGGATGCTCTACCATATAACCTATTACATCAGGAGACTGGTTAAACTCAGTATAGCCACTAGTTCCTATATCTTGCAATAGGAAATCAAAGGCATTAATTACCAAGTCTTTAGTTTCAAAACTTCCAGATACTGTATAGAATAAAGTACCTGAGTATTCATCTCTTGGAAATCTATCCAAGTAATATCTTATTTTCTGTTCCAATTCTGGGCTTACAATCAACTTATATGTAGATGACTGTTTTACTAGGTCCAGCAGTTTGGGTTTCTGTACTGTTGTTTCCATATTCATAATTTACTACTTTCAAAATACATTTATATATGTATTCTGCAAGTCTGTTGTTAATAAAATTAGATAAGTTATTATCATTGGCTCTGCTTTCCAAATCCCTTACTACTAGTCTTACTTCTTCACCTTTAAAGATACATACTTTCTTTCCTACATATCTTGAATAGTCAGTTCCTCTACCACTGTTATCATAATAGAACCTGTTGTTATTGATGATTCCTTTTACAAGTACACCTTCTGCAAGCAAGTCTAAATATGTAGCAGTTGCATTACCCTCAGCATATTGAATATTGTACCATTCAATGAATTCATTGCTCAAGAATATTCTCCAAGTGATATATGACATACTGATACCATAGCTACCATTAGCAAAATCGAACTTGAGTTTCTTTCTCTCAAGAAGCCATTTGATAAATTGTCTAACTCTTTCATTATTAAATGAATTAAAATGAGGCAAATTTTCATCACTAAACATAGACCAATTACTCTCACCACGACTCATACTATTCTTACCAAGATTTTCCATTCTCTTATAAGGACCTCCAGCAAGTGACTCTACTTGAACATATTTACTAAGCTCAAGACAGAATAACTGCCATCTTAGTTCATCAAAGTCTGTTGCTAGTAATGCAAGAGTATCTCTAATAGGACCACTACCTAAACAAGGAGATTGAAATGATGTAAAATCACTCGTAGGAATAGAGTGAATATGACTGTGCATATAGTTATTCTGTAATTGAAATACATCATATTCAGCTCTATTTAGCAGGAAGTCTCCTCTTGATTTACCTCTCCAATTAAAAGTTACTTTAGCATACAACTCCCAGATGTCTATATATCTATCATTTTCATTAGTTACCCTAACTTCTGGAAATCTAACTAATATAAATATCTCATTGAACCTGTCAGAACCATAAAGATTATTCCCTGGTTCAAGAATACTTTCCTCTGAGAAGTTCCTTCTAATAAGAGATATATACCTTTCTAGTGATAGGTAGTTCTGCATATCTACAAACTCTTCACCATAGAAATCCTTAAATATATCATAAATAATATTAGGCTTTTCCATGATAGAGTTATACATGCCTGTTATCTTTTCTATTATTCTTTCTTCCATATATCACCAAAAAAAAAAAGAGGCTGATGAATACTCATCAACCTCTTAATGTTATTTACCGTGCCCAACCACCAAACAGAGAATTAATCTCTGATTGAGAAAGGTTATCATCCTCTTTCTTAGGAGCAGGCTGTTCAGCTTTTGCCTCTACAGCTTGAGTTTCACCACATTCACCTTGTAGGTCATCAAGCAATTCTGAATAGTTGCCATATAAATCCTCTTCATCAATAAGAAGATTCAATAATTGACCTAAGATTCTTCTTGCCTTTACATCTACTACTTGTACAGGTGCAACAGATGCAGGAGCACCACCTTGACCTTCAATAGATGCCATAGCACCTGCACCAATCAAGTCACTTACAAACTTAGCAGCAACTTCCTTAGTCAATCCTTGGATTCTTGAAGGAACGCCCTCAACGATGGCTCTAGCTTCTTTCAAGCTCACATTGACAGTTTCCATTACTACTTTCATAACTCTAGGCTTAGCACTACCTGCATTGCTGATAATAACAGCAGTATTACCTGTGATAGGGGCAGCTTCAACAGCAGGAGCTTCTACTTTAGGTTCAACTTTAGGGGATGCACCTGCAATTAGTGCCTCCAAATCAGAAGTACTACACTGGGTAAAGTTCTTACCATACTTAGCCTTACAAGCATCCTGCAATCCAAGCTGCTTAATCTTAGCATAAGCAGCAGGTCTATCACCAGCGCCACTTCTAATCTTCTTGTTAGCTGTGGTCAACATGAACACCAAGTCATTGGTAGTAGTGGCAGGGGTTGTGCCCTTAGCTGCAACAGGAACATTAGTAGGCAGAACTGAGGCATCATCCTTCAATTCTGTTCTTGTTCTACCTTCATAGAATGTCATGTTGTCATAGTTGATACCTGCCCTTCTCATGTCTGCTTTTAAAGCACCAAGAGTTTCAGCTTCTGACATAATACTTTTCTGACTTGAACTGTTGTTCATCACGAATAAAATCTTTCTTGCTTCCATAATGTTATTTAATTTAAAATGGGATATTGATGTTTACTTGTTCTCCATTTATAAGGCTGAGAATCACCTGTTTGAACTCATTCACATTGTTAAGAAGCTTGAATAAGTCACTACAATCTTTAGCTCCATAATCAGGTAATACTAAATTAGTGAACCCAGTGGACTCTGACAGTTTCCTTGCATCTTCCAAGCCAGCTTCATCATTATCCAGTAGTATATAAATCTCTTTATATCTCCTTTTAAGTTCACTAATTGCAGTATCACTTATACTATAACCTTCACCTTGAATTGCAATACATGGCACACCTGTATTAGACCAAACACATAGAGCATCTTTCATTGAAGAGCAGACTATTAACTTCTCTCCTTGCTCAGGTATTTTAGTCCAAAGACTTATTACTGACCTATCATGTTTGTTTGACCATTTATAGCCATTAGTATTGAATGGTTGATATATCTTAAGAGTAACTTTACCCTCTTTTCTCTCAACATAAGCATAAGCATACTTATCAGCAGCAAATATGAATTTGTTGTTACCCTTAATCACTATCTTATGTGATATAGGATAAATGTCTGCATATTTTAGCCAATCGAGAGATATACCAAAGGATTGCCAATATTCAATATCATGCTTCCTCCATTCTCTTACTCTGCATTGTAAGTCAGTACTTTCACTATAACTGCTAATTGACTGGGGTTTGCCCATCTTGTTTGATTTAGCATAAGTAGTGGATATATTAGGTAAGTCATCCCAGACTTTCTTTAAGACTTCTCTGTAACTCACCCCCCAATATTCACCTAGTATATCCCAAAGACCTCCTGAGGTATTCTTGGATAAGTCTTTCCAGTATATTTTACTTCCATCTAAGGTATAAATACCAAAAGAAGGGTCTTTATCTACCCTAAGGGGGCTAGATATTACACATGGAATATTACTCACGTTGAAATAATGATAGAGTATATCAGCTTCACTGACTTTGCTCAGAATATCATTAAGAGTTATGCTAGTTGTACCACTACTAAATGCCATATATCAATTCAAGTTAAAGGTTATTTTTAATTACTGTACCCAGCCCCAAGGACCTGCCTGTGCAGCAGGAGCTGCATTACCATTTGTAGGATTTGCAGGAGGGAAAGGCATAGCACCTGCTGAGAAGTCAGTTGACTCTACAGAATATTCATGCAAAGGTTCAATACTGAACTCAGTTGTAGGATAGGAGCCAGCAGCTTTTCTTCCTTGAATATCTGCATCAAGTTTGCTGTAATCAGTAATAATGTTCTTCAAGAACTTCTGAGTATAAACAGCTTGATATTGTTTGTTTTCATCAGTTGTTCTTACACCAAAACATGCCTTCACAACATTCTTAGGTTGCAGTTTCAAGATAGAGTCAAGCTCCTTGAAGTCACCCTTGAAATAGTTGTCAATGCTATCCAGTCTAGCCAGAGCATCATCCAGATTAGACAAAGTCTTGGTAACAAGTTCACCAGTGTTCTTGTCTTTGTAGCTGAATGATGGGTTAGGGATATTCAAATAGGCTTTGATAAAGCCTGTCAATTCTTCCTCACCAATATATGCGGGTCTGTAATCTTTGTCAAGGTTTGCAGGACCATTTTCATACTGAGGAATTGCATGTGCTTTGGCTTCCTCAATAGTAGGCCAAGCAGTCTGACCATACTTGTCAATCACCTGAACTTTGGTGTTATCTCTGTTGTATCTGAATGCTTTCTTAACAAAGAAAGTAATCTTGGTTCTCATCTCAATGCCATTAGTCTTAGCAGCATCAGAAACAACCAAGAAATCAATTCTTACTTGAGGAACTTTGGTTTTATTACCATCAGGACCTACCTCAGATTCACCAAGATATACAGGCTCTTCATCAATGTCACTCTCATAAAACTTACTCAGTATTTCCTTGTTAGGGTTAACTGCTGTTACAAATACAGGAGCAATACCCATATAGAGTTTTCTATTGCTCTCTTTAGATTCAGAGCCTGCGGCAAAAGCCATAAATACTTTAGCACCTTTTTTCAAATTATTCATATCTCAAATTGTTTAAAATGTTATTACTTATGCTTCAAAAGGCAATGGATTTACATCTGTGCCTGCTTCTTCTGTAGGCATAAAGGGATTTGCAGGAGCATCTACAGGAGTCTCTGTAGCAACACTTGCAGTCTCAGTTGCCACTTCTTCAACAGGCTGTTCAGCAACCTTCAACTGTTGCAAAGCTGCATCCATTTCACCATTCAATACTTGTTCTGAGGTATAACCACCAGTTACCTCAATGATGGGTTGCTCAAACAAATCAATACTTTTGTTCACAGACTCAAGTTCTGCATCAATCTTAGCCTTTTGTGCTTCCAACTTAGCTTTCTTAGCTCTGAATGTTTTCACATTAGCAGCAGTTCTCTTAACTGTTGCAAGTTCTGTTCTACTTAATTCTTTCATTTTTCTATTTATTAATAAATTGATAATAATCTTCTACCACCCTGTGGCAACAATGGATTTATTGCACTCCATAGTTCAAAGATAGCATGTTCTTTCTTCAACATATCTAGTGTATCAAGGAAGACTTCATGTAGTAAAGGTTCATTCATTCCTATGAATTGAACAAACTTGATAGACATTTGAGGTGACTTTCCATGTTCCACACAATAGTTGAGGATAGTATCCATCTTAACCATTCTACCATAGTAACCAGGGTTAGTCATTATATCTCTCAACATCTGAACTACAGCTTCTCTAGTCATTACTCTCTATGATAATGTTGATTGATTAACTTCTTTACATAACCTAAATCATTAGGTATATACAAGGGGCATTCATCCAATGCACCAATAGAATCCTTTGCAGGATATTCACCATCAAAGTCAATTACAAACTGCTTAATTGCCTTCTTATTCTGGTCATCCCAGCTAGCTTTTCCATATAGAATGATGTCAAACTTACCTTCTGGAGTAATGTAGCCATCTACCATATTGCCAGTTGTCTTGAACTTATAAGATATGGAGTCTCCATTCTTATCTTTATACTCTTCATAATGAGCAAGAGCAAATAAGTCCTTTTCTCTGGTAGGAATTGCCTCAAAAGCATTAAAGATAAGACCCATACCATAGCCAATTTGCTTAGGAGTGTCCCATCCACCTTTCATTGCATTTGCCATGTAATAGTCTTGAGACAGATAATTGAAATCATCAGTCACAATATTCTTGAATGGTGACTGAGCCAGCATTTCAATAGCTGCTGCTACCACCTTAAACTTCTCAAGACCTGCAATGTTACCAACTTGAATTCTATTTCCAGTTCCAATAACTCTTGCTAAATCACTAGAGTTATTGAATCCTGTAATCAGTTTGTAATCCAAGTTAGCAAGCTCTCTGTTTGCACATTGAATGAGAAATGTTTCTGCTGGGTTTAACCCTTCAATACCAAACTTCTTTCTCCCGCATAAGGAAGTAGTCTTACCAAAACCTGACTTTGCTAATACTAATACTTTAGCCATTTACTTTCTACTTTTTATTATTAAACCTTGCAAAGATAGATAATCTTTTCCATCTATGCAAATATCTACTCATTTTATTTCTCTTCTCAGCTATGTGTATAAATAGACTTGCCTTGCTCTCTTTCATTCTGATGTACTTGAGATATTCATACACTCTAGCTATACCATTCTTATCACTTGGTAAAGGTAGTTCATTGAAATCACATACAGCCCCATCAAAGAATAGTGGACATAAGCCTCCCATTTCACCATCTCTATTAACAAGAACTTCAAGGAATCTTATGTTATCTCTAAACTTAGTGATATCATACTCCTTATAAGTTTCAAGTTCAAACTTGAATGGACTAAATAAACCAAGAAGTATATTACAATCTCTTGCAATGTACTTACTATCACCTAGACCTTGAGCTGATGGTCTGAGTCTGCCACTAACAAAGTTGTCATTACTTTCATTCTCAAAGGATTGTTGCTGAATGATAACAGGACTAAATCCATAGTTATTTCTAAGATACTTTGCCAGATACTCTGACAATTTATCCATAGATTGCTTTAGATTCATTCCTCTCTCAGTATCAATCAAACCTATATGGTCTATGAATGCAATCTTGTACTCTTTAGGGTCATCTGGAACATAGTAATCAAAAGTATCAGTTTCCTTTAACTCTCCTAATTCCCCCCTGTACACTGACTTTTTCTTATGAGTAGTACCATGTTCTTCTGCATATCTCTGACATTCTTTGAAGATGCCAGTAGGATTGGCAGTAGTGCTAAATATGATACTATCCTCGAAGAATTTAAGTATTTCTGCATACTCTGAACTCCTCAAGATTTCAAGTACCTCCTCTGGTAATGGCTTGTCATTCTTTGAACTTCTAAGGTCTTTTGGAGATATTCTAATCTTGCCTTTTGAAAGATGATACAAGATATAACTCATAAATCTCTGCATGACTCTCTCTTGTGTCTCTTCAAGTACAAAATAGAATATCTTCACTCTAACCTTATCTCTATTATAGAAAGCAAAAAGAATAGGATTGTAGATAAAAGCATAGGAAGCAAATTGAGATTTACCACCTTTAGTGACAGAAGTGACACAATAATAGGTAGATTGTTCTACACCTATAAAGTCATCACTGAACCTTCTGAAAGATGATGGAATACTATTAATACCACCATCAATCAAGTTCTTTCTTCTATCCTCAAGTATCTTTAATGTTCTTTCATATAAGCCCATAGTTTACTTCAAGCTAGATGTCCAATCAGTATCTACTGATACCCCACTTTCATTCTCAATATAGGATGCCAAGTCTGATACTTCACTAATATAACCAATTCCCTCAGAATCTAACTTCTTTTCATCTTTCCAAATGAAGTACTTAAGCACTCTCATATAGCTATAGTTGCCATTGAATGCTTTAACATACTTATCAGTAGCTTCAAGAATTTGTTTATCAGTGAATCTATTTCCATAGAGCTTAAAGAACTTCTTCAACCTAAGAGTAATATCTTTTCTATTACCTCTATAATATTGAGAAGTTCCTTGCTTCTTGCCACTAGGAAACAGTTCCATCATCTTGGCTGCAAGACTCTCAATCCTATCTTGTGGTTGTCTGTCTTTATCAGAGTCTAACAACACACTAGCTACTTTTTCATCATAGCCAAGAGTAACAAGATACTTATTGAACATATCTTTCACCAGTGCTTTCTTGTCTTCAAGACTAGCAAATAATACTGGCACATCTACACCAGTTTTCACTAGTGTAAGTGCAAGTACTTCTGGCATAGTCAATCCCCAGTTCTTGCATACTTCTTCATCAATTGTTATTGTCATACTTTAATCTGATTTAAACTTTCAACAATCTCAACCAACTCTGGGTTGTAGTCCTCAAGCATAGTCTCAAGTATCTCTTCTTCCCTTGTGTTCTTGTAATAGGGTATAATAAGCACAGGGTTAGAATGTCTAAGAATTCTTCCCAGCTTCTGCTTAATCATAACTTCACTACTATTCAAAGAAGCATATATTCCTACCTGACAATCTACAAGGTTCATACCTTCATTCAACATATTACATGATGTAATCTGATTGACTTCTCCCTTGTTGAACTGCTCAAGTACTTTATCTGAGTCCTTGTTATTGCTATTAATGCAGTTCTTACCCAATATCTCTGTCTGTTCAATAGAGTTACAGAAAGTCAGGCATCTTTGCTTTCTAAGATGCACTTGAAGGTTAGACACAATAGAGGTCTTGAAGTTACTTAGCATCTTTAGCCTTAAACCAGCTAGGTATAGCCATTTGTTTTTGAATACTTCATTTCTACCTCTCATGTACATTCTCTTCCAGTAGTCTATCTTAGCACTCAATTCATTGATGTATTCCTGCTGAGTGCAGTTAACAATAACAGTAGTATAGGACTTGTCTTTGAGATACTTCCACTTATCTGAATAGTCACAAGTAATACTCTTACCTTTAGCTGACTTCCTTAATTCAAAAGGATATTTTCTGTCAGTATTATCTAAAGTATAAGGTATAAGATACACTTTTGGCTCTGCTAATACTTCCTCTTGAGCTTGCTTCATAGTGATTTTGTAACAATACAAATCCTTGAAACTAGCTCTTAATGCAGCTTTCTTTGAGTCTATAACAGTCCCTGATAAGAGAGTACTATACTTGAATGTCATAGTACTAATTACATCAAGTGATTTATCAGTGAAATGATGACATTCATCTGCTATCAACATATCAAAAGATTCCCCTTCATGCTTCTTAATACCTACATAAGTACTAAATGTAACTCTCTTCAAGTACTTGTCCATCTTCCATTTAACAAATTCATCCTTCCAATTCTGTATTAATACTAGTCTTGGTACTAAGATAAGTATGTTCTTAGGGTTCCTTTTGACCATAATGTCAAGTGCTTGTTTAGTCTTGCCAAATGATGTAACTAACTCAAGGAGTATGTTCTTAGACTTTATTGCCTGTATTTCTTTACTTGCTTCTTCTCTATTCATATCTACGGGGGTAAGTTTGATACTATGCTTTTAACCTTTCCAATATATTCTACATCCTCTGCATACTTAATCCTAAGTAGGAAATGATAGTAATCTTCACCATCCTTTTGTTTATATTCTATCATGTTCTTATATGCTAGAATACAATTAGTCCAATGGTCAAAGTTATAATACTGTCCAGCTTTACTATTATACAATCCAAAGATATTATTCTTCTCCTTACATAACCTTGATTTATAATTAGCACTCTCAAGCTTAGCTTGTGCTAATACAATCAAAGGTTCATTGATTTCATAATAGATAAGTGCCTTAAGTAAGGTACTATCACTAAGTTCTTCATCCAAGAACTCTGGTTGCTCAAGTTTTACATATGGTTGAGGCTTGTGTTCATTGGTATCATGGTCTAGGTACACATAGATACCCAGACCAATCAACATAATGAACAGTAGAATATTGATTATTCGCTGTTTCATAACTCTTTATTTAGTAAATTACTTAGCTTGGTAATCACTGACTTTGTGAACTTACCAAACTTCAATCTCCAGATAACACAGGCAGTTTCTCTATCTTCTGGGTAACTTGCTCTTTTAATCCACCATCCTATAAAGAATAAGAAGTAGAGTATATTAACTACAGAAATTATGTTAGCTACTATAAGAACTAACAGTCTTCCAACAGTTAATGTGAGCTTCTCCTCACTGCCTTCTATGATGCCATAGATTTTTCTATAGTTATTGCTATCTCTTTTAATAAGACCATACTCTGATTCATAGGTGTGAGAAATTACATACAATTCTATTAAGAAAAATATGATTCCAGTAATAATCCCTTCCATAATTACTTACCTGCTACATCTTTAAATAATTGAGGCACAGTACCATAAGTAGGCAACTTGCCATCCCATCTATCAACAAAGTTCTGTTGTACAATTAGAGGAGATAATGAAGCGCTAATCTTTCTGTTATACTCTGCCTCTGCATCACCTTTAATCTTCAAAGCTTCCGCTGCCTTAGTAGCTGCTGCAACCTGTTTCTTACCTTCTGCCTCTACTGACTTAATCTCATTCTCAATCTTCAAAGCATCTTGCACAGCTTTATTCTTGGCAGTAATTGAAGCTTCAAGAGATTCTGGATATTTAAGACCAGAAGTCATTTCACCAAGAGCAAAGTTTTCTCTAGCTAACACTTCCCTTAAATAGTCTTCTGTAACCTTCTCAAACTCTTCTCTCTTACTCACCAAATCATCAGTAGTATAAGCATTGAGTTTCAATCTGTAGGCATTCCTAATATGGGTAACAAGAACATTCTGAATTACATCCTCAAGAGGTTTTCTATACTTCCTAAAGATTTCAGGAGCCTTTCCTGCAATGGGGTTGATGTTAATTGTAGGGTCAATTACAAACTTACTACCATCCTTAGCATTGATTTCAAATGCAGGATAATCTACAGTCTGAACATACATTGGGTATTCATATACCTCAGTAGTAAAGGGATTATACCACACTCTACCAGATACCAAAGCCACATCACCAACACCCTTGTCATCACCATAAAGGTTTACTTTGATGCCTTCACAGCCTGCATCAATTCTCTCACATGATGAGAACACAATTACACTTGTCATCACCATAAAGGCTGTCAACAGCCTCTTTACAAACTTACTTTTCATGTTTTCTTGTAAATTTAATTGTTGTAAAACATCTGGTCTTGTAGGAAACCAGTACTATTGCCACTAATAAGAAGAACCCTACAACATTCTCCACTGTATTAGCTTGTGAAATCATATTGAAAGATTGATTAATCCCCCATATAATTAACACCAGCCATACAGCAATTTTAATCACTTTATTCATATCTACACCACTTTAATAACACTTACATTGCTAGGCAGCTCAAGGTTTTCCCAGTTGAGATATGAGTTAGTGAAGTAAACTTCATCATAATTCTCACTAAGAGTTGTAATACCCTTAGGATTAACCATATGAGTTACGAAGATAGCCAATCTTCTGTTGGGATTTATCTCTTTGATTTTACTAGCAACACCTACAAAGGTTCCACCAGCATCACACAAATCATCAATCACAACTAAAGGCATATCAATGAGTTCTTCATTCTCAAGTAACTCTGGGTTCTCAATGGAAAATCCTTCTAACTTGCCTGTCTCTGGATTACGAGTTTTACTGCATATAAGTTTATGTTCACCCATATATTCATGTCTTTCAACTGCACCTGCATCTGGAAATACTGGAATATATCCAGTGAAGTTAGGCATTTGCATGAACATATCTCCCCAGTATTTGTCAATCAAGTCCTGAACTTTACCTGAATGAGGTTCAAGAACATGAACTGACTCTGCTCCCATACTGTTGATTAGATTAGCAACCACTTTCAAACTGAATGATTCATTGAAAGATATTACTCTGTCCATTCTCATAGACATAAGATAATAGATTTGTAGTGTAAATATCACTTCATGTCTGCTGAGAATATCAGCTACTTGAAGTAGTATGTACAAATCATTAGGATTTGCTATTCTACATACAACTGTTACACTATCCTTTCTATTAATGTCACCAAGGACTATGTGAGGTTCACCGTCAGGGAATGTAGTAACATTATAGGTAATATTACTCTTCTCTGGTCTAATTAAGTTTAATACTTGCATCTTTTTCTGATTTAATTAGTGAAATAACATTTGATAACTGATTAAATGCACACTCAAGTCCTGCTCTATCATCTAATAAGATGTTATAGTATGGCTTTCTTGTGTTCATTATCTCAGGATTCTCATTGATATAATCTACTGCAATACCAAAGTGCTTACAGTATTCAATCATCCAGTCAAGCCTCTTTCCTTCATTAGAAGTAAAGAGAATTAGGACAAATCCTAGTTTGCTACATTCTTTTAGCAGGCTAATAACACCACTGAAATCACCACCAGTATTGTGATAATCAAAGATAGTGTTATCAAAGTCAAATGCTACATATAACTTACCATGTTCTTTATATTCATTTAACAACCTACTGACACTTTTAGAATAGTTAAAGGGATGATTGAATGGTGCCATCAATGTTTCTCCTTATTTCGCTAAGTGAGTATTCCTTAACCAACTTGCCATCTTCAAACACTGTTTCAAGATATCCTTCCTTCTCAAGTTCTTTAGATACTTGGTCATAGGCATGAAGATTGCCATGTTCATCCAATCCTACCATAATAAGACCTTTAAGAGATTTCTTAACTCCATCATCAGTCTTTGGGTCTTTAAAGATTTCATGCTCAATACCTTTAATCTGACACCAAGTAGCCTTCATAGCAAAGCCTAAGCTATCTCTACTCTTAAATTGGTAAGTGAAACTACCATACCCAAGTACTAGATTAGTAGCAGCAAACTTCTTCTCCTCAAGTCTTCTGTAGATTTCCTTTTCCTTAGCTAAGTCTATAGAATCTCCATAGATAATACCAATGTGTGGGTCAAGAACTTTATAACCCTTCTCATTGATAGTACCACCAAAGATGTTCCATAACATCTCATAAGTCCCAGTAGTCTCTGGCATAGCCAACTCCTCCCAAGTAGCTTCTTCAACTACATCAAGAGGCCATCCACAGATAATATCAACAGGATTACCAGAATCTGGTCTAATAACCACTCTACCATCTCTAGCTAAGATTTCATCTTTAAGTCTAGGCAGATAGTCAGTAATTACTTTCCAATAATCCCATGTATCTGAAACAATAGACACAAAACCACTAGGATATACCTCTGTGATTAGTCTTTTAAATGTCTCAAATTCATCTTCTTTACCACCTGCACACATAACTGAATGCTCTGTTGCTGGTATAGTAGCTGCAATTAACTCCCCCTCAGCATCTGCTTGTAATACTCTTCAAGTGCTGCAATAGCTGGTATTGTTTCTGAACCACAGAATGATGTCATGTGCCCCATACCAGACATAATAGCTGCTTCTACTCCTGCCATGCCTCTCATTGAAAAGTCATGTACCAAGAAGTTCAGGTTTACATCAGGGCTAAATCCAGTCTTTTGTGCATGTCTAACTAACTCTTTCTTGGCTAATCTGGCACTTGTAGCACTAGTCATAGGCAACCAAAGAGTAGTTGAAATAAGAGTCTCAAAGTAATTAGTCAGCCAGAAGAAGTTAGGATGAGTGTTAATGAAGGTTAGTGCAGGAACTCTGATAGGACATAGTGTTCCCTCAGGTAGAGCCTTAATTCTAATAGGCAAATACTGCAAATCCCATAACTCCTCAATATGCTTAGTACCTACTTCATTAGGTCCTAAGAATGTATTAACTCTTCTTGCAAACTCAGCAACTGCAACTGCTTTTGGTCTTTCAAAGAACCACATTTGGAATTGTTTCATCAGATACTCTTTAATAAAGTACTGAATACCAAATACCACAGCTCCTTCTTCTGCATCAGGCATATAATGACAGCTTCTTGGTGTCCAATTACTGTACACATACTCAGTGCCTTCTGGGTACTGTCTTCGATGGTCTAACTTATAGCCATCTGTTAATAGAATTGCTTCTTTCATCTTTTTTTTTTAGGGTTTATACTTCTCTTTCTTATAAGCTTCAATGTCTGCAATCTTGACTACATAGTAGAAATAGTCATAGGTTCTTGACCAGTAATATGTAGGACTTTGCCAAGTCAGCACTTCATAAGAATAACCATAATCAACTAATTCAACCCTAGTATATTCTTTAATCCTTTCAGCAGAAGCTTTACCATAGATTCCTATGATTTGATGTGTAGGATTCTGTAATGATTCCCATCTAACTTTGCTAACAAGATATACTGGCAAGAATAAAAGATTACCATTGACTACTACAAACATCTTACCAAGTGGCTGAGGTCCTAAACGACTTAGCTTTAAGGTTATCTCAGTCATTTCCTTTGCTTGTGGGTGATGCCTACGGTTGTATCTGGCGTGTGATTCATTATATAGTTTCTTTACTACTCTTGGTTTCTTGTAATTAAGTATACCATTGGTAACATAGAAACAATCACTAGGTTTAACTCCCCATCTTCTGTACTTATCACACCTATCAATAAAGCTATTAAATACTCTTTCAAGATTTTCAACTTGTTTATGCTTTCTAGCAGAAGCTAAGAACTCAGTATATACTTTATTAACAGGTCTTCCCACATTAGCTAAGAGGAACTTCTTAACCTTAATATAAGGCAAAGATGCTCTACCCCTTGATGTCTGCCCCCAGTAACCATTCTTCTCAGATTGCACTCTCATGGGTAGGTGGGTGGCATCAATTCTATTTATTGAAGCTCTCTTTGTCTTCTTATATAGCCTTGATTTTCTGCCACTACCATACCTAGTCATCTTAAATTCTATACTCATAAACTAAATAGTTTTATGTAAGTTCTTTTATAATCACCTGTCCAATTATACTTGTTATACCAGAGAAACAATTCATATTTCCTACCTGATTCAACTAAATCAAGTTTAGGGTTATACCTTACCAATCCTCTGATTAACAGTATAATAGTAGTGACACCAAATAACAGTTTAATAAACATCATACTTCTGGATTATTACAAATAATTGTTTCAAATCTGTTTGCTACATCATAAGATATATTATTAGGCTTTTTTCTATTTGCCTCAAGCTTATTCATACTCCAGAAGTTAGCTATGCAGAGGAAGGGATAGGTCTTTTTATTAACACATTTATCTAAGTCTATAAGTATCTCGTTGATTGTATTACCACTTGATACAAAGTCATCAATTACTACTGGTACTACACCCTTAAGTATTCTATGATACCCAGCCATGTTACCTCCATGAGTGTTTTCACTCTTCCTTGATATAACTATAGTTACTTTCCTACCTCTCTTTTGTAGTATATAGCCTACTGCACCAGCTATGATACAGCCAGATGTACCTCTACAGACTAAAGCAATATCTTTACCTTCGTCAATAATATTATGTAAAATCTTAGCTGCTTTTCTTATATAATCGAAGTTATCATAGAACTCCCCACCTATTGGATAGGTAACATCTGCTACCTTCTCAAAATATATAAAGTTCATCTCACCTTCCCCCCTATTAACTAATTCTGACTATCTTCTACCTTTGTAGCATATATCACAAGCTCATCTTCTTCCTTGAAGACAATTGTCTTGATAGGATACATCTTAGTAGAGTTGATTTCATTTCTCAACTCACCAGTCTGTGTATTATAGAACTTGTAATCAGCATCAATTACATCAGTTACCTGCATGGATTTGTTGTAGTCTTTTGATTCAATCAAATCACCTACTTCTACATCTTCTGATGTTCTGAAAGCATACTTAGTTAGCTTGTTATCAGCTATTTCCTTATTGGTAAGTTTTACATTTGTATATACAACTAATATAGTTTTCATATATCACTCCTTTCTTTATAGATTATTAGTAAGATAATTGTGAAAAATAAAGGGATTACTTTCACAAGCAATCCCTTTCAGTTAACAATTTAAAAATCAATTAAAACGCCAGTTTCTTAATCTTCAAACACTTGATAAGTGTACGATGTTCCACCAAGACTCTCACATATTTTCTGCAAGTGAGCTTCAAGTCTCATCTTTGCATTCATACCAGCCCAAGTTCCTGCTTTAGACCAATAAGGAACATTCTCCTCATCAGTCATAGCATCATAACCTTCCTTACTGATATTAAGTGATTGACTTGCAGGTGCAGACTTTCTGGTCTTAACATGAATTACTTCTCTGTTCTGACCTTTTGCATCTGACACCTCCATATTAAACTCATCATACCCTGCTAAACCTTGTTCCTCAAGAGCTTTAGCTGCCTCTTGGCTTAACATAGTTCTTCCTTGAAGTACTACACTAAGACTTACTTTGATTTCATTATTCATATTCTTTATTACTAGATAAACTAAAGTCTACCTCAATTGGGTCTAACACTATAGGTGCAATAGTTAAATCTTCTTGTGAAATAACCATTGCACTATCATCCCATATATCAACTGTACCAGAGTTCTGGGATATAATCTCTTCCATATTCAAATGTTGTTGTCATACCATTGTATCTAAATCTGGATGTTTATTAATTAGCCATCTACATGATATTGCTACTACTAAATGTTGCACACCACTAGCTGTAATTACACCAATTACTATGTATTGCCAACTAGGTAATGATTCCCATGCTGATAGATAAATAGCACATAAGAAGAATGTTATCCATGTAGTACTACAGTAGATACAATAGCCTAATGGTCTAGCTATCCAAGCTTTAAACTTGTCCCATGCTTTGGGTTTAAACCCAGCTTCCACAATGTCCTCAGTACATTCAGCCCAAGGTTTCAACCATCCATAATAGATGAAGTTGAAAATCATACCACTTGGTTTCAAACAGTTTCTGTAGAACAGACCTAGTAAACCACCTACTAATCCTACAAGGATAAATTCAAATACTAACTCAATCATCTTTTTTTTTTTAGAAATGAATACTAGATTTACTTATACATCTTAAGGTTCTTCCCATTGCATTCTGCAACAAGGATGAACAATTTACTTCCTTTTCTTCTCACTGGTTTCATGACAGTAATATTAATGAATTTTGGATGTTTGTTATCTGTTGTCTTATAATGGGCATAAGATACTCTGCATCCATGTAGTTATTTTGCTCAAGACTACATAGTGAGTCATTTAGTGCATCTGCATTCTCTTTTGCTCTATTAAGCTGTGCTTCTTTTGCCTTCTCTTCCTTGGTACTTGGTATAGGAATATCAAACAGAAAGAAAAAGGCTGCTATTAACACTAGAAGTGGAAATAACAATAGAGATAGTGGTAGCATAACAGCTATTGCTAACACTCTCTTAAGAAATTTTAGTAGCTTTTTCATAACTCTCCTCATATATTAGTGAATCTTCTTTTAAATAATTACTTCTATTGCACTCAAGCCACTGTTTGGCTTCATCAAGAGTGGGTTTACTGGTTAATCTTCTGTCATTAAACCTAATGTCATACATTCCTTCACTTAAAACTATCTGGAATGTGTCCTTCTTTGTAACATCTAACTTGTCATGCTCACCACCATAATATTCAATGAGCGCAAATATTATACCTGATATACCAAGTGATATTCCAAGTACAAAGAGTAAGGGAATCATCCTACACTCCTTTCTGGATTAGGTATTATCTCCCATCCTTCTTTAAAGTATGGTTTATCTGCCCACAACAGGAATTCTTCTTCTGTGAAGTTAATTCCATCTTCAAAGTAGTAAAGACCATTGGTACACTTAGTTACCCACTCTTCTTTGTCAAAATATCTATGCCTTACTCTATGAGTTTGCATAGCCTTTAATGCTTCTTGTAATGTCATACTATTCTTCTTTTAAAGTACAATCTATGTATTTTAATTATATACAATGAAAATACCAGATGTTTGATTACCTGTAATCAGCAGGAACATCTGGTATTAATAGTAGTCTATCAGCCAACACAACCGTTCTTATTGAGTCTACTAAAGTAACTTTACTAATGTAAGAGGTTACAATCCATCATGGGTGAAAGTTAGTGTATACAAACCATCGTACTCCTTATAAGACTCGAACTTATGACCCACAGATTAGAAATCTGTTGCTCTATCCAACTGAGCTAAAGGAGCATTTGTATAGTCTATATTCACATACTGACTATACTAAGTTAACTGAAAATTACCAAAACAGTTAACATACAAAACCATTATTCACCTATAAAACCTAATCCTTATCTATAGTTATGAGTATGTTTGTCTTATCTTTATATAGTATTACAAATTCATACTCATCACATATCTCTTTCCATTCTTGGCTATATGGCTCTACATCTTGTATTGCATCTAATGCCTCAAGCAGTAGAGTGAATGTTTCTTCATCCATTGAGATTACTGCATTATCAAATTCAGCATCTAAGTCTGTATAGATTGCCCAATATACTCCATCACCATTAGCAGTTGTGGACATCTTTGTATCTATAACATTATTGATATAGAATCCACAATAGTCCCAGCCTTCATAGCCTTCATCAGGAACTAATGTACCATCAAGGTCTTTCTCCTTATATACATTATCTACACAAGAAGAACACATTGTTACTACTGTTGCTATTAATAAGCAACTAATAAGGGCTGACATTAAGTACAGCCCAAATGATTTGATACTAATCTTTTCCATGTTTCACAAGTTTACCAATTGGACCATATTTATTTAGCTCTTTCTTAAGAATAGCATACTTTTTTCTGCTCTCTTCATTTTTGAAATCTTGCATTGTTTTCATAATGAATCAAATACCTTTTTAGGTAAATACTGTTTATACTCTTTGCCAGTTTTAGCACTTATCCTTAGTATGAAACAAGACTTTGAAGTCTTGTATATAGGATACTTCTTGCCTTTAGTCTCAAAGAAAAAGATTGTTTTAACAGGCTCCTCTTTTACCTTTTTCTTTGATACATAACTGAATGTATTATCAGTTTTAACTACTTTAATGCTATCATTAGCATAGATAGCCACACTACCTAGTAACATGGCTATCATTATAATAAGATGTTTCATACTGCTCTATTTAGTCTAAACTCTTCAAGTTTCTTAATTAAACCTTCCTCAAATCTCTCAAGAGGTGAGAGAGTTTTAGGTGTGGAAGTAGTGCTAATCATAAGGAATAATGCACTATTGTTTACATGATTCTCTTCAAGCATAGCTCTATGAGCTTTCTTTGATTGAGCATAATTACTTGATGAAGCAATACATGCTCTGTTAAATCTCTTTCTCATGGTAAATGTTATTTGTTAATTGTTATACTCTAAAGAATAAATGAGTAGCTCTATAGCATTTTTAGGCTTTTATTTAACTATAGAATCTTATGTTTCCCAGCTTCAAGGGTACTACTCATTTATAAAAAGGGAACCAGTTATCAGAGTCCACTGAGGGGTTGCCCAGACACTTGCCTTTCCCAACACATGTGTGAAGCATATACTGGATTTGAACCAGTGACCTTTCTTTATTAGTACAATTACAGGAGTACTACCCAATTTACCATAGTCAATAAAGAATGCTCTAACCACTAAGCTAATATGCTTATACTTCTTCTAAACTAATGTAGCTGTAAGGTATCCATTACACATTTAATTCCTTGAACTAACCTAGGAAACTACTTAATAACTAAACAGTTTTACTTGCTTTTATTTTCTTTTTACCAGTACTGTAACACTATCTGGACTTTATTCCTTTACTTCCCTTTACTTTCATTTGGATACAACAGTACGTAATTTACCATCACTAAGATATAAGACATCACTACTATGTAGATATAGTCTGCACACAGTCCTTGGACCATACCCTAAGGCTCTCTAGATTTCATGCGGGTTAGATAATACTTTCAAACTGCATACTCTGCTGGCTTAATACTATAATGTATGTCACAGCTATGCACCTTCGCTTGTGGAGCTTATAGTTATTATATTAGTCTAGCTTTCTGTTATATATATATATATATATATATATATTCACTATCTTGTCATAGGTTTAGCCCCCTATGCAATGTCATTAGCTACTGTTCTTCACTAATAAACCAGGCATGATTGTGCATTGGTTCAATTGATGCTGATTTGTATCTCCAATATGTGTTATTTAAATGCAATAAGGAGAGGTTTTATTGCTTATTTTAGTCTCTTTTGCTCTCTTTTGATGATATAATACAGCCAATTGTTATAGCAAATATAGCTATTATTGTCCATACTATGTCACTTGTTAATGATGGTTCTAGTAAGTTCATACAGTAAATATAGTTATGTATTTGCTAATCTTTGCTTATGACAAGTAGTAAAAAGGAGTGTAAGGGTGGTAGGGTTTTTCTCTGTAACCTACCACTCTACACTCACACTTGTATTAAGCTTTCACTCTTACAATATCACTCTCTCCATCCTTCTCAAGAGTGAGCAACTGAGCTTTGCTTAAGTCCACTGAATCACCTACTGCTAATGCAGAGTCATTACTCAATGGAATATAAGTCTGCCCTCCTGCTTTCATGAAGAAGCACACACTGTTACCATACTGTGAAGCAACTACCTCAGCCTTATTAACTGCTGCAATTTCTTCTGCTTCAAAACTTCTTGATGCTTTCAAGTTCCACTTTCCAGCATACACTTGTAACTTACTAAAAATGTTCATAATGTAAATTGTTAAATGTTAATGATATGTTATAACACCAACTCGTGTTGAGTGCCAGGAGCTAAGGAGGAGTAATGAGCCATGCTCTTAAGATTCAGTATTATACTAACACTAGAAGAGTATTAGTAATAGGCTAATTATCACTATTCACTATCTAATTATAACACATTGCTCCTATCTCTTTACTCTAGCCTACTAATTTTAGATTGTTTGGCGAAGCCAAACCTTCCACTTCAAGTACTGAATAACTCACTATTGATAGTTATTGCTTATACCAATTGCATAAGTTTACTCTCTTGATTAGCACTATTACTACTCAAACTTACTACAAACTTCAATAACTAGACTAATATAAACTCACAACTCAGAGTAACCACAAGTACCAAGGAGGAGTAATGAGCTATTCTTATTGCTACTATCATTTATATTTATTAACTAGTATTTAACTGTTAGTTAACATGATTAGTATATCATTTGACTTAAAGAACTAGCTATCTCATTTCATTGAAACTATACCTCTCATTTCATAGGAGTTTGAAAAGTGAGACTAATATAGTATATATATATATATATATATTATTTATATCTTATTAGTTGTATTAGGTGAGACATTAGAGTTTGTTGCATTGCTCCTACCTACTAGATAAAAAGAAAAGTGAGGATTAACCTCACTTAACTTTGATAAACATTAATTAAATACTCACTCTCACAATGTCTGACTCACCATCCTTAGACAAAGTAACTAACTGTGCCTTAGCTAAGTCAATAGACTCACCAACAGCAACAGTGGCATCATTAGATAATGGTATGTAGGTCTGACCACCAGCAACCATAGTAAACATCACTGAGTTACCATACTGTGATGGCACAACAACTGCTGACTTAACAGCATTGATTTCCTCAGCATCAAATGCTCTTGTAGATTTAACACTCCACTTACCTGCATAAACTTGTAAACTTGCAAAGATATTCATAATATAAGTATGGTTGACCTAAGCACCAAAAGGTTCAAAATGTTAGTTAATTCAAATACAATGGAAGAGTAATGAGTTTAATAGTTATACCACTCACTATAAGCATCACCTCCTGATACAGTATCCACATAATCAGGGTAGCATGATTCAAGGTCATTAATGTAGTTAATAGCTGCATCATACCTGTTAGTTAGGAATTGTACTAAGGTTAATGATAGTACTAAGAACAGTGCTAAGACTGCAATGATAAGATTCTTCTTCATGATTATAATGTTTTAAGTTCAAATACTATGGATAAGTAATAAGCATTCTATGCTAAACTAGGAGGGGGAGGAACCCCAAATTCAAAGTCTATGGGGGTGTAATGAGTAATTGATACTCACATAGATAAATATTCTAAAAAAAAAAATTAGAAGTTAGGTCTAACACTCCCCTACCTTAACTCACTTAGTTAAACTTTTATAATTACTTGCACATGTTATTTATTATACTTACCTTTGCAAAGCAATGAAATATTAGACACTAAACTATATAACTATGAAGAAAGTTTGGAAGTTTATAGAAGATTGGATATGGCAACTACCACAGAATCTATGTGGTATAATCTATAAGAATGCTATTAAGAATGATATAATATCAAATATAAATGCAGACTCTGGGTATAGTATATACCTAAAAAGAAGTAATGGTAGAGTTACTCTTGGTAAATACATATTTGTATATCAAAGATACAGTGATTTATCAAAGACAATTCAGCATGAAATAGGTCATGTTAAGCAGAGTAAAATACTAGGTCCATTATACCCTATTGTAGTAGGTATTCCATCAATAATACATGCTGCATTACATAAGAATAAGTGTAAAGATGCTAACTATTATCACTTCTATACAGAAGCTTGGGCTAATAAGTTAGCAGGACTTAAGGTATGATGTCATGTATTTAAGTGGACAAGCCACTTGTTAATACTCTTCTAGTGCTACAGACTAACTTGATTATCAGTGGCTTGACATTTGTTAACTAAAATATATTGCATTTTATTTGCATATATCAATAATTTTACTTACCTTTGCAGAGTCATTTGATAAGAGATACTGCCCCATAGTATAAAGGGTTATTACATATGATTTTGGCTCATATAATGTAGGTTCAATTCCTGCTGGGTAACTATTTAACTAAATAATGCTCCTTTAGTTCAATGGATAGAACATTGCTCTTCTAAGGCAAGTGTTGGGAGTTCGAGCCTCTCAAGGAGTACTTGGATTTTCTATTTCATAATGTAAATGAACTACAATGGGATAAATTGGATTTCATGTTTTTAGACCACTCTGGTCTGTGAAGATAGTAGTGGTTATTTTTTAAATGTTGGGTTGGACAAATTGGTTAAGTCACCACCCTTTCAAGGTGGTCAATATGGGTTCAAATCCCATACCCAATACATAATAGTCTATTGGTGTAGAGGTTCAACATGCCACACTGTCAATGTGGAGATGGAGGGTTCAATTCCCTCATAGACTGCAAAGGTAACTATGCAAGGAGTTACTGTTAAGTATCTTGCAATGCTTAACACCCTTGGTTCTGAAAGATTCTTGAGTGCAATAAGAGAATGTAATCAATGTCAATCAAGGTTTAGCAAGTTAGAGAAGTAGTAACCTCACTCCCAGTATAGGGGAGACATCAGTGGTGCAAATCCACTACTTGCAACTAACTGGAAGAGTAAGCCTAATGCTAAGGCAGTAGTCTTGAAAACTACTAGTAACCATATAAAAGTGGTGTGTGGGTTGGAGTCCCACCTCTTCCTCAAAGAGGAAAAACATGAATAGTTTAAAGTATGTAATGTATGGTAGTAGAATACTGTACCCTAATAGAACAGTAATACTAAAACCTTCTACTTGTGAAATAAAGGAGCTAACTCCAGAGGAAAAGAGATTAAAAAGTTTGAGGTATGTTAGAGATAAATGTGATGATAAATATGGCAGCTTTACCATATATGCCTTAATAGCATTACTAGGAGTATTAGTTAATGCTCAACTGCAAGGAATATCACTAATATTCAAGTACCCAATACTAATTCCAATGTATCTCTCAGTACCATTTGGAGTATATTTAATAGGTGTTGCATTCCTGCTGTACAGTAAGTATTTAGATAGAAAGATTAGTAAGTTAAGTAATGGTACAGATATTTAGAAAAGAAGGTTGGTGTCTCAACCCTAATGATAAGGTGGTAAATGCTATCTTAAAGAGATGTGAGATTAATAATGGTGAGTGCCCCTGTCATAATACAGGGGAAGATAAGAAATGTCCTTGTTCTGATTATAGAGAACATGATACTTGTCATTGTGGTCTTTACTTAAAGTTGGAGGATTAACCCTAATGGTAAGGGAACTGTTTGCTAAACAGTGAGTAGTCTGAAAGGATGTATAGGTTCAAATCCTATATCCTCCGCAATATAGAGTAGTTGGGTAATTGGTCAACCCCCTGCATTTGGGATGCAGAAATTGGAAGTTCGAGTCTTCTCTACTCTACAAATGGGTCATGTAGTGTAATTGGCTAACACATCACATTTGCACTGTGAAGTTGGGGTTCAAGTCCCACATGTATCCACTTGTTTTCATGTTTTCATAATGTTAGAGTTTTTAGTTCACAGGTCTAGGGTACACCTTAAGTACCCTGCACTGCTCCTTAGTTCAGTGGTCAAGAATAGTGGTGTTACATACCAAAGGTTATAGGTTCAAATCCTATAGGAGCAACATAATGAGGGTATAGCTTTAATTGGTCAGAGCAGGTGGCTGTTAACCACAAGGTTGGAGGTTCAAGTCCTTCTACCCCCGCAAATTAAAAAGAATTAAACATGAAAGTATCAGTAGAAGATAAGAATAGAGTTAAGGATGTAATATTTCACTATCCTTGGTTAATGAATGATGAAGCTAAAGATTCTATCATAGAAGAATACTATGGGATACTACAACTAGAAGACGATTTAGATAAAGCTAGGTCATATGCAAGGCAAGTAGAGAAGAATCTTAAAGATGCAAAGGAGAAGTTTGATGCTAAAAAGGGATTGTTTACTCTTGAATTTGAAGATAAAGAGGTAGAACATGTAGATAGAACAGAGATAAATTTATCAGTAGTTAATCCTACTGATGCAAGTAGAAAGACTTATACTGGGTCATAGTTCAATTGGTAGAACACTGGTCTCCAAAACCAGTTGTTGTGGGTTCAAATCCTGCTGACTCAGCTTAAATTGGTACATCTTCTAAAGGTTAGGAAACATCTCTGATAAGGATGCAATCACAGTTCAATTCTGTGTGTACCAACTCATATTCTGATATACTTCAATAGGTAGAAGGCTGCTCTCATAAGGCAGTAGTTATAGGTTCAAGTCCTATTATCAGAACTGTGTGGATAGCTTATCTGGTAAAAGTGCTTCACTGTGAATGAAGAGATAGGGTTCGAGTCCCTGCCACACCCTTTTAACTTATAATGCTGAGGTAGCACAAGTGGTAAATGCAGATGGCTTATATCCATAAGATAGTGGGTTCAAATCCTACCCTCAGTACAATTAAATGCCTCTATAGCTGAATGGTTAAAGCTGCTCCCTCTTAAGGAGAAGATTCTAAGTTCGATTCTTAGTGGAGGTACATAGTTTATAGGATACTTGATTTGGGACAGAAGGCTTACACAACTGCTCCACCAGAGGACAACCATTAAGATAACCATTCAAGATATAGATGATAATGTCATGGAAGCTAACTATAAATTCCCCTATAGCAAACAGGTGTAGGCAATAGACCTTTAATCTATGAGGTGAGGTTCGATTCCTCATGGGGGAACAAATATAATGGGTACATAACATCAGCAGACTGTAAATCTGCCCTCCTTTATCAAATTGATGTAATGGACTTTGGAGTAGGGGAGTTCGAGTCTCTCTGTGCCCACTTATTAATGGAAACTTAGCAAAGGTGGTCTATGCGGGGGACTGAAAATCCTTAGATAATGGTTCAACTCCATTAGTTTCCACAACTAATTTTATTTATATGAATACAGTAACACAGGAAGAAGTAAACAAGAATATGAAAGATGTTCTTGTTAGAACAGTAGAAGAGTTTGGTAAACCTACTACTTATGTAACAGTTAGAATGGAAAATGGATTTACATTAAGAGAATCTACTACATGTGTAGACCCTTCTAATTATAGTGAAGATATAGGAAAGGAAATATGCTTAAAAAGAATTGAAGATAAGATTTGGTTCCTTTTAGGATATACCCTACAAAGTAAGTTAGCTTCAAAATAAGAAGCTAAATGCCCTCATGGTGAAATGGTTAAGACACGTCTGATTTAGGCTCAGAAGGCTGTAGGTTCGACTCCTACTGAGGGTACAAAAAAAGTATGTGATTTACTTGTATAGTTCAATTAAAATACATACCTTTGTAACATCAAAACAAAGAGATATATGGAATATGGTTTACTAACTCCAATTGAGGATAATGAGGTAAATGAAACATCATTTAATGGTGCAGAATTCTTTATTAACTTCATAAATAAACTAGAAGGTTACAAGACAAAGTGTAAGAATCTTCACTGGGCAGCACCTAAGAAGAATATTCATGTTTACTTAGATGACTTTCTAGAGAAAGTCGAAGACTTTCAAGATATTCTAGCAGAAGGTTATATGGGAATTTTAGGTAAGATGCAGCCTAATGTTATTAAAGGAGTCCCTAGTGATGCACTAAATGCAATGGACTTCATTGAAGAAGTTAGGAGTAATACACTAGCTTTCTATGATAAGATTCCCCAAGAAACAATCTATGTTGGTATCAAGTCTGAGTGTGAGACTTTCATTCAAGAGGTTAATCAATACAAGTATTTATTTAGCTTGTGTGATATTAGACCTTACTAATAGCTTAGTGGTGCAACTTGGTAGACACAACAGACTTAAACCCTGTACAAGTGAGGGTTCAACTCCCTCCTAAGCTACTAAGTTAATGCTTCTTTCATATAAAGGTTATTATGCCTCTCTTGTAAAGAGGTCATGTGGGTTCAATTCCTACAAGAAGCTCAAGAAGTTACTAAAAGCTGTGTTCCATTCAGTGACAGAGTAACATTCCTTGGCTCAATGGAAACTAGGTTTTTATCATTTTTCCCTAGTGAGATGTGAAGGAAGGTGCTGGCTAAGGTCATCCCAGCAAGAGAAGTACCAGTTGCCAAATCTTCTCAATAAGCAGGTGTGGTGTAGTGCTTTACATGTCTGCCTTCCAAGCAGAAGACCAAGGGTTGGAATCCCTTTACCTGCACAAATTTAGATAAAGTTGAAAGACAATATTATGAAAGAAAGTAGGAAAAAGAAAGATGAGCAATTAGGAATGCCACTAGGAACTGCTAGTGCCAAACTTAGAAAGTCAATACTATTCTCTTTATTAAGAGAATCTCATAAGAATGTATGCTATCAATGTGGTAGAATAATAGATGAAGAAGATGAGTTATCTATAGAACATAAGATACCTTGGCTGGATTCTGATAATCCAAAAGAGCTATTCTTTAATTTAGAGAATATAGCATTCTCACATCTGTCCTGTAATATAAGTGCAGCTAGGCAGAATAGAGAGGGCAAAAGAGAATCTCAAAGAAAATTAGTAGTAGAGGGAAGAACTAAAAGAACTAATCTCACTATAGAAACAGTGAGAAATATAAAAACTGATTTAGCTACTATGAGTAGAAAAGACGTATGTAATAAATATGGTATTACTAAATCTACTCTGGCTAACATTGCTAGAGGAGAAACATTTCAGTATATAGATTAATGGATAATGCAGGTTGGTGTAAAGGCTAGCATTTGAGGCTCATAACCTCAAGATAGGGTTCGAGTCCCTGCCTGCCACTATTAGAAACTAAAAGCAATATAGCTATGGGAGAGAAAGAAGAAGTTAAAGCTACATATATGACAGCATTTGCTGAGAACAGCATTAGAGCTATTGTAGAAAGAGCTAATGAATTAGAGATTAAAAGAGAGAATATAGTGTCTCTTCTTAGTGAGAGAGGTCAGTATGTTCTAGTATATTACAAGTAAACTTAGAAAACATGGAAAGAGAAATGGGAGAAGTGTTAGTTGCAGGGCCTGAAATTCTAAAGAATTTGATTATCTTTGAAGCTGTAACTAAGTATAAGTCAGTTGCAAGAGCAATGAGAAGAGGTGATGTAACTAAGTTTGGTACTCTTGTACCTAAGAGACCTTTTAATAACAGAGCTAATACCTCTACTAGAAAAGGTACTCACAGTAGAGTAATGAATGAGGCTAAGAAGAATATTTATGGAAGACTTACAGGACAAGCAATCTGATTATAACAATGAACCTGTAGAATACTGCACACATTGTTTATCTCTTGCAATAAGAGATGTAAATGGTCAACCATACTGTGATAAGTGTGGCTGCACTAAAACAGCCAAAACAGATATACATACATGGGAGAAGAAGTATGGAACTGTATATGGTGGTAGTTATGTAACTAAGAAATAAGAGTAGAATGGAAAAAGAATTAAAGATTGAAGGTACTTGCACTACTGGTGGTTGCAAGCAAGATGCTCCTCAAGAGTTAACTAGAGAGCAGTTAGTTGGTATGTTGCACCAAATGTCTGAACAAGACAGAAAGTTGTTTGAAGAGAATAAGCAATTGAGAGGTGTTATTGAGGAAATGAATATGACTAATCTATTCAAGAGATTAGATTATCTATTCAAAGTAATCACAGAAGATAACAAGTATCTTACTACTGAGTTCAAGAGTAAATGTGCTCAAGAGATTGAGTTCTTGATGACTCAACCAGAACAAGAAGCACCAGAAGAATAAGGAGTATAACTATGGAAGTGGCTGTTAATAATGTAATTAGAATACCTTGCAGTTTGAAAATGTTGTTTAGGCATTGGTTTCTATTTTTGAAGCCATTTCATAAACTTACTGACAGAGAGATTGATGTAATCACTGCCTTTACTTATGAAAGATACCTACTTAGTAAGGTAATATCAGACTCTGATATACTTGATAAAGTAGTAATGTCAGAAGATACAAAGAAGAAAGTAAGAGAAGAGAGTAACATAACTCTTGCTCACTTTCAAGTGATTATGGGAAAGCTGAGAAGGAACAAAGTCATCATAGATAATAGGATAAATCCAAGGTTCATACCTAATATCACTGATGAAAATGGTTCATTTAAACTAATGCTTTTATTTGATATTCAATGAGTTATCAAGAGATATTAAAGAGAGTATCTGAGGAGCTGAACCTTCCTTTGGAAGTAGTGAAGGAGGCTTATGAGTCCTATTGGTTATTTATAAGGCAGTCTATTACAGACTTACCTTTGAGAGAAGACTTGAGTGAAGAGGACTTTAACAAGTTAAGAAGTAACTTTAACATACCTTCCCTAGGCAAACTTACTTGCACTTATGAGAGGATGAAAGGAGTTAAAGAAAGATTTAAGTACATAAATAGAATAAGAAATGGAAGATTGGAAAGTTAGATTAGTAGAGGAGTATAAACAACTTCTTGAGAGAATGGAGAAGCTAAGTATAGCTTTGAGTAAAGAAGAGTTCTATGAGAAAGTTGGCAGAGTTCAGCATTTCTATATGGTATCTCAGTACACTGGAATGAGAATTTATAAGGAGGCTCTTGAAGATAGACTGAAAGATTTAGGAATAAAAGTGGAATAAGAAATGAAAGTAATAAAGAAAGTTAGACCTCAGTTCACTGGTTTGATTACAACCATGAACATGTTTGAGGAAAAGGATATGTATATCAAAGGAACTAGCTTAATTGATGGAAGAAAGATTAAGAAATCAATTGATGAGTTCCAGACAGTAGTAGCTGTAGGGCCACATGTGAATGGTATTCAAGTAGGTGATTTAGTACATATTGACCCTACAAGATTTATGAAACCTGTACAAGTTAAGAAGCCTAATCAGCCAGACTCATTAAAGACTGGTATGGAGGAATACTCATCAGAGATGAGGTATCAATTTGATGTCATTGAACTTGATGGTAAGCCTTACTTGAAGTTACAAGACAGAGATGTTGATTATGTAGTTGAGGAATATGAAGAAGTTGAAGACTTTGACTCCAATCCTACAATTGTTACTGAGGAACACCTTAAGGGTAAACCCAGACTTGAATTAAACTAATAACAAGCCTAGCCTAATGAATAGGCTGGGCTTTTTTAATTTATATACCTATGAGATTAATGAAATTTGAAGGCTATACTCTTACTATAGAGCCAGAAGCTCTTGTTATAAAGAGTATTAGAACTTTATGGAATAGAGATAAGACCCAAAGCAAGGAAAGAGCACTAGCTGAGTTAGGCTATATCTACTTTATGGTTGACCCTAGAAGTACTTATTCTTACTTGACTGACTTAGCTGATAGGTCAGAGAAGATAGTACTTGAGGAAGGTTTACCTAAGAATTGGAAACCTGATAAGATAGTACAAGAAGCGATGAAGTCTTATGGAGACTCAGTAATTACTACATCATCTCTTCTATTAGAAGACACTAGAGTAGCAGTTGATAAGTTAAGGAAATATTTAAGAGATATAGACCTTACTGCTGAGGATGATAAGAATAAGCCTAAATACCCCCTTAACACTGTAACTTCCTCTATTAAGTTAGTTCCCTCATTAGCTGAGGACTTAATGAAAGCTGAAAGAATAGTAGCTCAAGAGATAGTAGAAAGTAACAAGATGAGAGGTCAGAAAGAAAAGACTATATTGGAGGATGGGCTTTAGTAACTAACTGTAAATTAAGCAATTATGGAATTAAAATTTATAGTATATGAGCATGTTAATCTTTTTAATAATAAGAGATACATAGGAATTACCTCTCAAATACCTGAGGTTAGATGGCAGAGAGGTGGTGGTTATAGAGAGAATACTATATTCTTTAGGGCTATTAAGAAATATGGGTGGGATAATTTTGAGCATAACATATTATATGAAGGTTTGTCAAATAGAGAAGCTCTAGAGATAGAAAGTACCCTGATTAAGAAGTATAAAAGCCTAGGAGTCAGTTATAATATATCTGATTGGTATGAAGAATTAGGTATTTCTAAAAGAATACCTATAATAGTATATGACACAGGTGGAAATTATGTAGGAGCATATATTTCAATTCATAAAGCAAGTATAGAATTAGGTATACCCGAAACTAATATAACTATGGCTTTAAGTAATAAGTATAATATAACTCAAGCAAAAGGATATGTATTTCTTAAAGAAGGTGATAATATATTAGATAAATTAGATAAAGTAAATAAGAGACATTCTTCTGCTAGAAGGCCAGTGATTCAATTAACTAAAAATGGACAGATATTAGCTGAGTTTGATAGTGTATCTGATGCAGCTAACAGTCTAGGTTGTGGTACAGGCTCAATATCAAATTGCCTAAAAGGTAGATATAAAACAGCAGCAGGATATAAATGGAGATATAAGGTATGAGAATAGAAGATGTAGTAGAATCTCTAAATCAGTATATAGAGGAGATTAGAAAATCTAAGCTCCTAGAAGCTAAATCCTTTCTAGTACTGAAAAGACACATAGAACCTTCTGAGCATTTTAAAGCTTATAAGGTTGCAATAGTAGAGATATTTGTAGTCAATGGACCAACAAACTATATATTAACTACTCATAGTTATCAAGGTAGATTAGTATCTTCTCAAGAAGAAGAAGTACTTTTAGACCTTGAAAGACAAGTAGTTAAAACACTGTTTGGGATAGTAAACACTGACATATTTGATAAAATAGTAAAGGGAGAATACAATGAAGATACTATTGGAAACTAATGAATTCCAAACACCAATCACTGATGAGTTACTTGAAAGATACCCTAAAGAAGTTCAAGAGCAATTCTTTGATTATGTGAATAATGTGGAGTTTATTAAAAGACTAATATCTCCTAAGAGGAAAAGAGCTAAAGATATGCCTAAGGATGCTGATGGTAAAATAATTGTAGATTTACTTAACCCCCATATCCTTGAGGATATGGACTACTTTAGAGAGACAGCTTTACATAAGAAAAAGACTGGTAAATATACTGACCTTAGACCTAATGGTAATCCTAATTCAGACTATATGAAGTGGTTGAGAAGAGAAACTCAAAGGTGTTGGTATGGTATGGTTAGACCTTCTGATGGTGAATGGATTACAGGTGATATGTATTTCTATTTGAATTACATGCCTATTGAACTTACTGAGAAGATTGAAGGTCAGAAGAAAGCTGTAAACAGAGTAACATCTACTCCTAAAGCATGGGAGGGTGCATATCTGTGGTTCCATTATGTACATCAAGCAAGATATGGTGGATTATATGATTGGGATGGCGGCAAAGATGCTATTCAGATAGCTACTAGAGGTGCTTCAAAGTCATTCTCTTGTGCTTCTATGTTAGGTAAAGATTTCATAGTTGGGGAGAATGAGAACTATAATAAGAAGGTAAATGCTTTCATATTAGCTGCTGAAAAGGGTACTCTTAGTGATAAGGATGGTACTCTAAAGAAGTTTGAAGCATGTGCTGACTTGAATGCAGAGTTAATGCAGTGGCCAGCTAGAAGACTATACTCTTCACTTGATAAGATGACTTGGGAAATGGGTTATCTTGATGCTGAAACTGGGCTTAAGAAAGGAACTAGAAATAGTGTATTCGGAGTAACAACTAATGATAACCCAGAGAAGGCTAGAGGTAGTAGAGCAGCTAGAATTATATATGAAGAGATAGGTAAGTTCCCTAAGTTTCAAGTGGCTTGGACTACTAATGAACCTTCTGTTAGAGAAGGTAAAGAGACATGGGGTCAGCAAATAGGTATTGGTACTGGAGGTTCAGAAGGTTCTAACTTCTATGGTATTTTACAGATGCTTTATAATCCAAGAGGTTACAACATCTATGCACTGCCTAATATCTATGACAAGAATGCTAATGGCAAAGGTGAGACTGTATTCTTCTTTGGAGCTTACTTAAATAGAGGTGGTTTCTATAATGAAAATGGAGTATCAGATGTAGTAGCTACTATACTTGATATTCTTATGAAGAGATACACAGTTAAGTATAACTCTACTGACCCTGCCAGACTAACTCAGGTAGTAGCTGAGAGACCTTTGACTATTCAAGAAGCTATTATGAGAAAGGAATCTTCTCTATTCCCTGCTGCACAGTTAAGTGACAGGAAGAATGAGCTTGATGCTAATCCTAATATCTATGATGATGTTTATACAGGTAGAATGGTAATTAAGAATGGTAAGCCAGACTTTGTACCATCAGATGTGAATGTTATTAGAGAATTCCCACATAAGGATAATAAGCTTGAAGGAGGTATAGAGATATTCCAGCTACCTAAGAAAGACAGTAGTGGCAATGTTCCTTATAATAGGTATATTGCAGGTACTGACCCTGTAGATGATGATGATGCTAAAGAATCTCTATCACTTCAATCTACTTTCATATTAGACCTATGGACTGATGAAATAGTAGCTGAATACACTGGTAGACCTACATTTGCTGATGATTACTATGAGCAATTGAGGTTACTTCTAATGTTCTATAATGCAAGAGATAACTATGAAAACAACAAGAAAGGTTTGTTTGCATACTTCAATAGAATGAACTCTTTGTATTTACTTAGTGACAGATTGGAGTACTTGAAGGATAAAGAGATAACAAAGGTGCCTGGAGTTGGTAATAACAGTAAGGGTTACACAGCTAATAAGTTTATCAATAGTTATGGTAGGTTGTTATATAGAAACTGGTTACTTACACCTATTCCTACTATACAAATAGTAGATGGTGAACAGACTGAAATGATGGTTCCAAGACTATATACCATGAAGAGTAGAGCACTTATTCAAGAGTCTATTCAATGGGAATCTTTAGGTAACTATGATAGAGTTTCAGCTATGACTGCCCTAATGTTATACAGAGAATTCATGGTTATACAATATCAAGGAGACTTTAGCCAAGAGAGAGTTGAGGCTAATGATAAGACCTATCTTGGTAATGATAAGTTCTTTTCAGACAACTATGATAATAGGATATACAAAGGCTCTCAATGGGCTGTAAGGAGACAGTAAATTTAGTAAAGAATGTGAGTAAGTCTAAATAATCCGCTTATACTATTGCATAGGTGGATTATTTTACTTACTTTTGCAAGTGTTTAATAATAAGACTAGAAGAGTATGAATATAGAATTTGCTAACTTCCCTAGACAGATGCTTCCATTCAGTCAAAAGACTAAGAAATGGAGAAAGGATTGTGTACTATGGGGTAACAATAAGACATTCTTTAACTATAGTCTTGTCAGAAAGTCTGTTATTCACAAACAGATTAACTATAATCTGTTAAGAGGTAGAATTAACATGGAGGATATGCAATTGGTGCTTAATCCTGATGACTTAAAGGCAGGATTTATACCAGATAGAATACAGCACTATCCTATAATGAATAGTAAACTAAACCTTCTTAGAGGTGAAGAAAGTAAGAGAGTGTTTGACTTTAGAGTAGTTGTAACTAATCCTTTAGCTATCTCAGAAATAGAGAACAATAAGAAGAATGAGTTATTACAGAGACTTCAAGAAGAGGTAAGTGATACTTCACAAAGTGAAGATGAATTCAATGAAAAGCTTGAGAAGATTAATGACTACTATACCTATGAATGGCAAGACCTTAAGGAGATAAGAGCTAATGCACTTCTTAATCATTATATCAAGGAATATGATATTCCTCTTATGTTTAATGAAGGGTTTATGGATGCTATGGCAGTAGGTGAAGAGATATATCAATGTGATATAGTAGGAGGTGAGCCTGTACTTGAGAGATTAAACCCTCTTAAAGTAAGAATCTTCAAATCTGGTTATAGCAATAGAATAGAAGATGCTGATATTATTATTCTTGAAGATTACTGGAGTCCAGGGAGAGTTATTGATACTTATTATGATGTCCTTACAGCTAAGGACATTAAGTATATTGAAACTCTACCAGACCATATAGGTCAGAATACAGTAGATAGCATGGATAATATTGATGAGAGATATGGCTTTGTTAATGCTAATATGATTGGTGATGAAGTCACTGCATCAGATGGTTTCTACTTTGACCCTGCTAACTTGTTCCCTGAAAGTGTAGGTACTTCCTTACTTCCTTATGACTTGGCTGGTAACTTAAGAGTGCTTAGAGTATATTGGAAGAGTAAGAGAAAGATTAAGAAAGTTAAGTCATATAATCCACAAACAGGTGAAGAAGAGTTTAACTTCTATCCAGAAGATTATGTGATTAACAAGGCCAGAGGTGAAGAGGAATACTCAATGTGGATTAATGAAGCATGGGAGGGAACTATGATTGGTAATGAGATATTTGTTAATATGAGACCAAGATTAGTTCAATATAACAGACTCTCTAATCCATCAAGATGCCACTTTGGTATCGTAGGTTCAATCTATAACTTAAATCAAGGAAGACCTTTCAGTTTAGTAGATATGATGAAACCTTATAACTATCTGTATGATGCAATTCATGATAGATTGAACAAGGCTATAGCTAATAACTGGGGTGCTTTAGTGAGGATGGATTTAGCTAAGGTTCCTAAAGGTTGGGAAGTAGATAAATGGATGTATTATGCTAAAGTAAACCACATACTTGTAGAAGACTCTTTTAAAGAAGGTAACTATGGTGCTGCTGCTGGTAAGCTAGCAGGGGCTATGAACAATGCTTCAACAGGTGGTATTAACTTAGACCAAGGTAATTACATTCAGCAATTAGTCAATCTTCTTGAGTTTATCAAGATGGAAATGGCAGAAGTTGCAGGTATTACTAAGCAAAGAGAAGGTCAGATTAGCAATAGAGAAACAGTAGGTGGAGTTGAAAGAGGTAATCTACAGTCATCACATATTACTGAATGGTTATTCATTCAACATGATGATGTCAAGAAGAGAACTCTTGAGTGTCTCCTTGAAACAGCTAAGATAGCTCTTAAAGGCAGGTCAACCAAGTTCCAATACATACTATCAGATACATCAACTAGAATAATGGAGATTGATGGTGATGAGTTTGCAGAAGCAGACTATGGTTTGGTAGTAGATAATAGTAATGGAACTCAAGAGTTAAATGCTAAGCTTGATACTTTAGCTCAAGCTGCCTTACAGACACAGACTTTATCCTTCTCCACTATCACTAAGCTCTACACTTCAAGTAGCTTAGCTGAAAAGCAGAGATTGATAGAGAGAGATGAACAGCAAATTAGAGAAAGACAACAACAAGCTCAACAAGAACAGTTACAGGCTCAACAGAACATAGCTCAAGCTCAGATGCAACAGAAACAAGCTGAAATGCAATTGAAAGATACTATGAATGTTAGAGATAATGAAACTGCAATTCTAATAGCTCAAATGGGTAAATATGCTAATGAGGAGACTAGTGAAGATGTTGAGTTCAGTGAGGAAGCTAAAGCTAATCTTGCTGAGAAGATAAGACAGTTTGATGAGAAGATGGCTTTTGATAACAAGAAGCTAAAAGTAGAGAGCAGGCTGAAAGAGAAACAAATAAATAAGAAACCAAATAATACTAAGTAATATGAAAAGAATTAATAGTATAATTGAGTCAGAATTTGCCCCAGCATCAAAGAATGATATGTGGTTATTCAAAGGCTCATTAAAGTACTTTGGACCTAGTGGTTGGGCTGACATTCAAGCAGCTATTGAAGGCTCAGTAGATTGGGATGGTATAACTAATAAACCAAACTTTGCTACAGTAGCTACAAGTGGAAGTTATAATGATTTATCAGATAAACCTACTATACCTCCAGCTTACACTCTTCCTGCTGCAACTATAAGTACAATAGGCGGTGTAAAGAAGGCTACTAATGTGGATAATTTAGCTACTGGAGCTGAGTTAGCAACAGTAGTTACTAAGGTGAATGCAATTCTGTCTGCATTAAAGGTGGCAGATATAATGGTTGAAGATGCAAACTAATATACTATGTTTTTTACACAAGAAGATTATAGAAAAATAGAGAAGTGGCTATTAGCAAATAGTGTTAAAGATACTGAGTTTGCTGGAGCTTCTCTACCTCTTAAAGGTAATGAGACAGTAGCATTTGTACAAGATGGTAAGAATGTTAATGTACTCTTGAAGGATTTGATAGAACAAATCTTTCTATTAGGAGTATCAGACTTTCTTAATGTTACAGATAAGTATGGTGAGTCAAGAATTAGCCTTACTCAAGCTATTCAACTAATACCTTATAAGAGTAGAAAGATTGGTCAAGTTATTACCTTTCTTGATGAAGATGGAGAATGGAAACTATTTCAGTTTCAAGGAGAAAGAGTGAATCAATGGAATAATGCAACTTTATGGGTTGATTTAATTGAGAGAATACAAGGTATATCTATTATAGATAGTGAAGATATAACAGCTACTGTAGATAACTTGAATCAAACTTCCTTAACATTTGCAGATAAGAACTATAATACTACTGACTATTCAGGTTTAGGTAGAGTGTATCTTAGAAAGAATATACAGACTGTAGTTAATCCTAATACTGGGATAACTTATTCTACTAATTTCCTTACTCAAGCAATGTTGAGTAAGGAAAACACTATTTATATTATACAGTATGACTATAACTTAAATGGTCAAACAATCACTATCCCAAGTGGATGTGTTTTACTGTTTGAAGGTGGTAGTATAAGTAATGGTACTCTTATAGGAAATAGTACCATTGTTGTATATAACAATCACTCCATATTCAGTAATATAGTAGGTGGAGGAACTTTTAATTACTTTGATATTATCCCAGAGTTGTTTGGGTATTTATCAGGGCTGGATTCTTCAAAAACTATACAACAGGCAATAGATTTTGCCTATTCTGTAGGTATTAATGAAGTAAAGCTACTACCTAAAGTGTATTCAGTTGATTATACTATTAAAGTTCCTTCTCAATTTACTTTTGGAGGTATAATAGAAGCTGCTAATTCTGAGTATAATGAATCTATGGCTACTATAAGACCTACTACACAAGTTCCAGTAATAGAACTTACAAGTAATAAACAAACATTTAAAGATGCTGCTTCTCTTATTAACATCCATGACCTATATATTTATCCTTCTAGTACAAGTAATATTGGAATATATGGTATATATTTTAATGGTCAGAGTAGAGAAACAATGTTTGGTGTAGGAAGATTAAAGTTCCAAAGATTATTTATTAGAGGTTGTGAATATGGTATATATTTAAAACCTACAGGATATTCTTCTGTAGCTTTCCTTGAATGGGATAATATCTATACTGTATATTCAAAAATAGGAGTTAGAATTGAAGGTTTAGCTATATCTGGACAGAATAAGCCTTGGATGAATCAGAATATCTATAGAAACTGTTGTTTTACAGATAACTATCTCGGAGGATTTTATGTATCAAATGTACATTCAATGCAAACTAATAAATTCTTAAATTGTGCATTTGAAAGAAATGGTACAATTTATACTCAAGAAGATGTAACTAATACAGGTTTATTTGGAATAAGACTATATAATGTAGGTACTGGACCAGTATCTTTTGATAACTGTTATTTTGAGCATAATGCTGATACAGTAATTCAAGGTATAGATATATCTGACAATAAAAATTGTGCTACAATAGTTCTTAGAGGAAATGCTGCTTGTTACTTTCATAATAATTTATTTGCTAATTATATTAGATTAGTAGCTATTGAAAAATTTGCAGAAGTAGTAATGAAGGATAATGAATTGCTAAGTGCTGCTCCTGCTTCTCCTGTTACAGGATTAATAAAAGTATATGACCCAGTATCAAATTATAGTAGAATAAAAGTAGAGCAATTAGTTCAATTTCCAACAGATATTAATGTAAACCATGTACTAGATTTAGAACTTAAGAATTTAGGAAGAAACATGTATTTGGAAACAAACACAAATCTTACTAATGAGCAGAATATCAGCTTAAGTTCTACTAAAATATTAAATAAACAAGTTACATTTTATTTTAGTAATACTGGCTCAAATTATAATACAGGGTTTACTATTAATAGTCCACTAAAGACTATCTCTGAAATAATGAAGTATGATATCTCAGATGTAGAAACAATCAATATTGTTCTGATGGATGATAATATTTCCTTTGGATATATGGTAACTTATTTAATTCAGAACAAGAATATTAACTTTAGTTCAGTAGATAATACTTCTAAGATTTTATTATGGGAATATAATAATAGCACTACACCTAAGATTAAAGCTGTAGAATGTAATATATCATTTAATAATATACAACTATTAATTAATTCTGATGTTAGAGCTAGTGCATTATTTAATAGCATAAATTCAAATTATATACTTGATAATGTAGTATTTAATAATGGGGCAGCTAATAATATTAAATGTTACTTTTTACTTCCTACAAGAAACTCTAAGGATGTACTTTATTTAAGTAACACTTCAATCATAAATAATGATGATAAGTTATTTGGTATAATATGGTTTGCATATTCAAACTATTCACTTCTTCTACAGAATACTGGAAATAGTATAGAAAGTGACAAGGGACATGATTCTAGAAGCTCTACAACTCGACAGTTATATGAAATAGCCCAATCTACAATACCTAATGGTTGGGAAACTTATAATACTAATTTAGAAAATAGAGTTATAAGAAATAATGGAGAATGGACTAATGAAGATGGTACACTAGTTAGTAAAGTAGTAATAGTCTAACTAAATAAAGTAGTATTTGGCATATAAGTCAAGTACTACTTTTACTTGCATATATGAGAACTTTTACTTATATTTGCAAACAATAAAAGAATATAAAAATATGGCTTTAAATATAACAATAAATAAGGTAAATGTAGCAGCATCCTTTGCTGCTGGGGCTACTGTAGCTACTGCTATTGCATCTGGAGGAACTACTCCTTATGTTTATAGTTTGGCTACTGGTAGTGATAAGTTTGCTATTAATAGTTCTACAGGGGTAGTAACTACTATTGCAGCTATAAACATAGATAATATTGAATCATTTAGTGTAACAACTACAGATAGTACAAGTGGTACTGCTCAAACTATAACATCAGAAGTAGTATATCCTAATATACAAGCTAAGGTTCAGAGTAAATTCAATAGAAGTAATACAATCTACAAAATTACCAGAGATATTGATTTAGGTAATGGCGTACTAACTATTCCTTCTGAGTGCACTTTGGACTTCCAAGGAGGAAGTTTCTCAAGTGGTACTATAACTGGTAATGGTACTGATATAACAGTAGATAAGCAGGCTAAGATATTTAATAATATTATCATCGCTGGTACATGGAAAGTAGCTGTTATATACAGTGGATGGTTTAATTTCAGATATACTGCTGGCTCTAATAATCTACAAAACTTACAGAACTTATTTAATCTTTCCAGTAATTCTTATAATGGGGTTATTAACATATCTCAGGGGGATTATTATATAACAATAGCAAATAATAGTACAGACTCTATTGTTATTTACAGTAATACTACTGTGAATTTAAATGGTAATATTATACTGAACCCCAATGATTTAACTAACTACAACATAGTTACTATCAGACGGAGAAACAACATTATTATACAAGGAGGAGGCTCTATTGTAGGAGATGTTGTTACCCATACTGGTACAACAGGTGAATGGGGTATGGGTATCTCTATATATGATGGGAATAACATCACAATTAAAGATGTATCAGTAAAGAATTGTTGGGGAGATGGAATATATATAGGTCAGGTTAAGGCAGCTACAACCAGCTATTCTTCCGCAAGTGCAGACCATCCGCGAGTTG